CACCAATGTGTATAGTGGTAGATTCTAGTACTCATGCAATAGAATTATGCCTGAGATATTACCAGCAAAACAATATCAAATGTATTTCCAACATGACTTGTCCCAGAAACACATACGTTAGTGTGCCAATGACTTTGCACAACTTAAAAATACATTTTGATTGGACTGATGAGAATTGGTCTGGAGTATATCAACTAGGACAAAGTTCAATATTGGATGCATCCACAAGACTTACTAAAGGCATGTACACAGACGGCCGAGATATGTGTTTGAGTTTTCAACACAAAAAACATTTAAAAATTGGTAAGGGCGGAGCAATACTGACAGACAACATTGATCTTTATGAATGGTTGAAACTGGTACGGCATGATGGTAGAGATGAAATGTTTAGTTCGTGGACTGCACAACCCACATTCAAACACACAGGATATCACTACAACATGATTCCTGAAGATTGTGCGTTAGGCATATTGTTACTGGATCAGTTGCCTGAACATAATGCTGATCTGATGAGTCCTGCAAAAGAACACTATCCTAACCTATCAAAAAGTATTAAATTTTTAGATAATTAAAACTACCATTCACATGGTAAAAAAGTGATCGATCTACATCGGTTAAAAGTAGGTTTTAACGAAGAAGGAGAAGTGTATGAAACAGAGAATGCACGATGTACTGTCACGTTTTAGCCGAAGCCAAGCCAAGGAAAAACGTGAACGCAGAGTGAATCATATTTTGGTTAATTCTGTCGAAGTAAACGGGAACGGTACATCAGGATATACAATTAAGAACGGACCGAACAAAGGAAAAGTGCTTAAACATTTGACTGTAAAACATCAGAATAAATTATAGTTAAATTGTAGAAAAGCCGGATACTTGAAGACTGTATTTAGGTTCCATACCACAGTTTGCTCCAAGATGTTCTATGGCTGAATCCCATAGGTGACCATTGCCTTGTTTCCAGCCTGTAATTACCTTGTCATCATACTGAATGATGTGTCCAGTTTTCCAGTCCTCTAGATTAATATTTGCTCGGACCTTTGGTCTTTCATCGTCCGGATACTGTGTTTTAATTTTGTAAAATGTGTCTCTGTGCAAAGGAATAGTGTTGCCAGGTTTGAGTCTGATAGCACTTACACTTACAATATCAATATCCAACTGTTTGCTGATATCTGCAAAATCCAATTGACCATCTTCAAACCACAGTTGGCTTATTTGTGTATTATCATTATTATAAGTGTCAGGCATTCCGCCAAATCTATCATGTATGTCTTTTAATTCATGCACTTGATGTGCTATGCAAGATCCATAATGTGTATCATAATCTTGCGACAATATGAAATCAAAATCTGTTTCCAAATGGACTGCTTTATAGATTGGCATCTTCCATTCCTGCTACTCTAAGTTTAACAATATTTGTAATGTGCCATTGTTTTTGATCAAGTGCTTTGATTACTCCTAACCATTTGTTTCTCAACAATGCCCATTCATTTACTATCGCTTCATAGTCACACACTTCATCTTCGCCTTCTGCATATTTTTCTGCATCACGTGATGTAAGAGCACGTTGATAATTTTCCAAATATTTTTTGTAGTGTTTTGTTCTGAGTCTGCGATGTTGTATTTCCAAATGTTTAAGAATACCTTCTACTTCCTGAAGTTGTCTGAATCGTTCTTCAACAACACCAGGCATAGATGCAGATTGTTTTTCTAAATTGCCGTGAAGTTTTACTTCAACAGCCGCTTTGTCTAACTCTGCTTCATAATGTAAGATTGCGTCTGGTATCTTAGAGATGTCTGAACTGACTATGGAAAACCAATTTGCCATTAATAATCATCTGATATTTCGCCGGCGTAATCATCGCTGTAATCGTAATCTGCTTGATCCTCATCATCTGAAAGAATTTCTCTCACTGCTTCATCCAATTCATCGTCCATGCCAATTAGTTCTTGCAGTTCACTGTCTGATACTCCGTTGTCTAAAGCAATATCAACAAATTTAGTAGCCACGATGTCTCTTTCTTTCACACTGACATATGCCTTCATAAGGCCCCACATATCAATTAGCATCTGAATCTCCATCTTGTTGTGTTTCTACTGCCTCTTCTAAATCGTTTGTTTCTGCATCATCAATGATAGCAACTTGGTTACTTACCTCTTGCATGACAATATCTAGTTTCTCGCCGGTCCAAGCCTTCCTGTAATCAAGAACTTCTTTACCATCTGCAGTTATATATTTCAATCTGTTGCCTTGTTGTGTAATTAGGCCTTTCTTTTCAAACAGATCAACAAGTCCTGAATAAGGATCCATGCCTGTTTCATATGGAATCTTGACTTGCACCCCTTCAAAAGGCTTTGCAAATCTTGTTTTCATAACTTTACAGGCCGCTCTAATACCTCTTACATCTGTAATTTTATTGCCTGCTTCATCTTCTTTTAGTTTTAATTTTTTCATTGCTACAACAATGCTTGATGCATACACAAATCCTTGCCCACCCGATATTTTGTCATCAGGATCAAACATATCTTGTGATGCATACGTATGGTTAGTTGCAACCATTCCAACATTTAATGTACCAAACATATTAACACAGTTTCTTACCAGTGCCGTTAATGCTTTAGGCTTACGACCTAAGTCACCTTTCATGTCACCTTTGTTGAATTGATCAACATCTGTAGGAGTCATCATCATGCCTAGTGAATCTAAAACAAATAGTACTTTTGGTCTGTCTGCTGGATCTTTGTCGCCATAATCTGCTCTGTACTCTTTAACAAAATTAGATATTGTTTTTGCAACATCATCAATCATGCTCATTCCTAGTCTTAACAGTTTTTCTTCTGATGTATCAACACCTACTGCTTTTAACCATGCTTCATCAAGTGCATTTTCCGAATCTACTAGAATAACAAATATATCTTGTTTTTGTGCTTCCCTTATAATGTTACCTGAACAAATATAAGATTTTCCAGAACCAGATTCTCCTGCAAACACTGTTACTTTTCCTAACGGAATGCCTTTGTAAAAATCTCCTGATATCAAATAATTTAATGCATGATTGCCTGTTGAAATCCAATCTGTAGGATCATTAAATCCTATGCCAAGGCCATCGATGCTTTTTGTAATATTTTTTCTAAACTTTGTTACGTCAAATGGTTTTACCATATCTACCTCTTCAATATATTATACGAACTTTTATGCATTGTGTCAACGGGGGAGTTGCCTCCCCCTAATTGATTTACTTTTGTTGTCTTGCTCTGATCATAGCAAGAATGTCTTCTGCTTTCGATCCTGTTTCAGGAGCAGGCTCAGTTGTAGGAGTAACTGGTGCTGTCTCTACTGCTACTGGTTCTGGTGCAACCACTGGAGCAACTGTTTCAGTCACAGGTTCTGCTACTGCTGGTGCAGGAGTTTGTGCCGGTGCTGGTGTGCTTGTTGCTGGTGCTTTTACACCATATGGTCTATAATACTGACCAAATTTTTCAGTATCATATGCTTCACCATCTACAGATGATCTAAACATTTCTTCGATGACTTTTATTTCTACCTCAGTTGGTTTCTTTGGTAGATAGTCACCAAGGTTGTGTAAACCATTTGTGTCTATTGCAGATTGTTGTTCTGCTGTGAGTGGTGAAGTTTTTCTTGACCATTTTGATGTTGAATAATCAGCATAACCACCTTTGGTAGTTTTGTTAATTCTAAAGTCAACACCTCTTGTGTAGTCAGTTGGTAGATCTTCCATTTCAGGATCCATCAAAGCACTCTTAATAATGTTGAATATTTGTGGACCAATAATGAAACGTCTGATTGGATTTTCCGGAGTTACCTCTTCTTGCATCGGTGAAGATACAACAAATCCTTGGAAAATGTACGAACGTTTTTTCCAGTATTTTCTACCCATGTCTTCTAATGATTTGTCTTTAAACCATTGTCTAACTTCTGCTAGTACTGGACAAGCATCTCCATACATTTCCATACAAGGTACTTGTACTTGTACTGGAGATGATCCTGGTTCACCTTTAATTGAATTGAACGGCAATTTGATCATTGCTCTTTCAGTCCAGAAAAAAGTGTTGTTTGGATCAGAATCTGGAAGGAATCTAACCACTGCTTCAGTGTTTTCTCCTATATTCCAGTGGGGGTATATTGCATTGTCACCGCCGCCTTCACCTGAAGGTTTTGATGTTTGAGCCTGCAATTTAGCTCTTATTTCTGCTAGTGTTGCCATAATGTAAGCCTCCTTTGTTTTTGCCTAATGCGTATCACTACGCATACAAGTATATATGATTTTAGTCTAAAGTCAAGCCTGTTTTAATAATTTTTGACCATTCTTTATGTGCTTCGGTAGGAAAGTGATCATTGGTGATATGAAACCCTTGATTTGTAAGATGATTCAGCATGCCAGTAGGTTGTATAAATTTTGTTTGGTCGACAAAATCAAAAGGACAATCACCATACTCATGAAGATCTAGTACAGTGGTCCATGCATATTTTATATGAAGTTTCTCACACAACAACTGCACATTTAAAACACAGTTCCAAAAGTTAATCTGATGTTGTTTTGGTGAATAATATTGTTTGTAATACGTCTTCATGTATCCTCTGTGTTCACTGCCAGGTGTGCAATACCCGTCTATGTCGACTTCATTACCATTCAAGTCGCTGAATGTACGTTTTTGATTTTGTTGCATTCCACTGATAGGCAACGCCTCAAAGGCATGATCTTTATCTTCTATGTATAGATCCCATCTGTTAGGATCGGGCCATTGTATAATAACATGTGTGTATTCATTTGTAGCAAGTTCAACAATTACTCGTTTGGAAATAAGGTCCGGTCCTGCTCCACGAATACCAACGTTAACTGAATTATCAATATAAGATGGCCAAGGATCCCAATAAAATTCACGAGTGTGACTGCAACCAGCACATAATACTTTGTTCATCTTATTACTTAAACTGTGTAGGGATCTTGATATTCTGATTTGACAATTTCATCTGACTCTAAAGCAACTTCCATTTCAGCAACTTTTGTGTCTAACCATGCTTCAAACTGTGATGATTCGTCTTTGTATTTTCTTTTGTATTGTTTTGTAAGTTTGCCTTTTTCTATGTCTTTACCTTTAATATTTTTAAATGCTTTGACATCTTCTGGCGATTTTCTTACTTCGTCTTTGTATTCTGCGTCTTGTTGTATCTTTTTCATATCTTGTAGATATCTGTTTGCCAACTGCATAGCAACACCTTTAAGTGTTTTCATGTTAGGATCTTGTTTGTTGAATAATTCTCCAGCTGCCGCAAGTTTTGTTTCCATATCTGAGGCAAAGTTTGCCACTTCATCATCTTGTGGATCAGCTGACAAAAATCTTGTTGCAATATCACGCATCACAGCGGCAAGTTTTTGTTCAGTGTCTTTCATCTGACTTCTTAGATTGTTCTGAAGTTTATCATATGAATCATCTTTTTTCAATATCAATGCGTTTTCAGGATTCGAAAGCCATTTGTTTACATATGGAGCTGTTCTCATTGCTGTGCCTGTCATTGCTTTAAAGTCTATTTCTTTTTCATCATCGTCTTTTTTGAATTCATTCACTGGCAAAAATTTAAATGCATCTACAATATCTTCATCAAATGTTTCTTTAGTGAACATTTTTTTCAAATCATTAATATCATCTTCCTGTAGATCATTTTCTTGTGCATTTAGACTTTCAACTGCTTGTTCATATGCAGTTTCTTTCGACAATCTGTGTAATGTTTTCTTTGCTTCTTTAATTTTGTCTGTTGCCGCTTCAACATATGGCAAAGTAGTTTCATCTACAAGTCCTTGTCTCACAGCATAGTTTGAAAATTTCTTAAGTTGAGCAATTTCATCAACTTTGCTTACAATCGATTCACCTACTGCATCATATGGATTGCCACCTTTGGCAACATGCATCATCATTGCTCTAGCACCTGCTAGATAATTGTATGGAAAACGGAATCTTTCTCCTTGTGCGTTCTCAATAAAAATTGCTGATATGTTTCTTGACCTTGCACCAGGTACATCTTCGTCAACTTTTTTAGAATGACGTACGATCATCTTAGTTTTGTCTAGTTTGTCGTATGATGTTTTACTTGTTCCGTGCATTTTGCTTTCCTTAACTGTATTTACTTGCGACATGAATTCAAAATCCCCTTGTTCGAGATCTAATTTTTCTATGTCTTGTGGTTTGAATCCTAAATTGTGTGTCACAGCAAATTCACGCATGGTTCTGCAAAAATTATACCAATCTGATTCTTGTTCTTCATCAAGCATATCAGTGATATCTCTGTTGTAGATCAAACGTAATTCAGTTTCATCAACTGCTATACTAATTGCATTGCCATTGAAATTGAACTTGAAAAAACGAGCTAATTGAGGATCAGTGGTAACTTGTGCTGTATCATCCCCAAGTGTGAGGTTGGTATAGCGTGATTTAATCTCGTCAAATAGGTCTGATGCTACTGCTGATAAGTCCATGACTATATTTATTGTTAATCTTCGATGATCTTCTTAATCTTTAATCTACAAGTATCGCCTACACAATCTTCATACAATTCCGCTTTTAGTTGTGTGCATTGTAGGTATATGCCTTCTTGGTCTTCACCTATCGATCTTGCCACAACTCTCTTTTGTTGTAGGCAATCGGTCATGCCATCAGTAGGCACATATTCTATTGTGTTGCCATTTTGTATCATAAGCATGGCAAATACTAATTCTATCATTAGTGTGACCCGTTTTTCTCTTCTAAATCAATTAATCTTTCTTCATGGAACTGAATGACCATATCATTCTTTTGAATCATTGGAATTTCTTCTTCCATTTGTGCTTTCAGCTTGTCTACATTACCGCCTAAAAACTCTACGAGCATAAACAGTTCTTGTATTTGTGGTGATACCATATCACCTTTTGGCACACCTGCAATAAATTCTGTAGCGGCTGATAAATCTTGTTGCATTAATTGTAGTTCTGTTTCAATTTTGTTGAGTCTTTCCACCACGCCAAAATATGCCCACACTCCCATTCCTACTGCGATTACAATGCTTATCAAATTACGCATCGGCATAGAGATAGATGTGTTGTCAGAAACTTTTAATTGGTTTGCCATTATATACGTATTTATACGAATTTATGTGATGATAATAGGCATAGGCATCACTATTTCTTCTTCAGAATCACGTAATCTTTCAAAAAGCTTCTGATCCCATGCAGATACTGTGCTTGCCATACGCACAGCTAGTAGTGTAGACATGACTAAATCGTCATGTTCGCCTGGTTTTGCCTTGTATGAGTTGCCGGATGCAACAAAATTCTTTAATTCTGACACAAGATTCTTGGATTGTATCTTCATTGAATCACCTTCCAGCATCTGTTTAAATTTTGCACAGGCACTCATTTTTGAATTGTGTGTTGTGTTGTAACCCTTTCGAAATCTGCGTACATGTCCTTTTTTTGCTGTCTCGGACAGCATTTGTCCTGGTATATTTTCTTCACCTATGTCAGAAATGGCAATTAATCCTGCTTCTCCTATGGTGTTGTTTTCTATAGAATAATAAATTTCAGGTTGAGACACACCAAACTGTTTTAAATCTTCAGCAATCTGATCTATCATCTGTTTCATGATACGGATCTGTCCTTGGATTGGTGTATTATTGTGTTGCCATTCAGCAACTTGTGTCATAGTAGGTAATTCATATACCTGTATTGCACCAAAATCTCCTCCTGTGCCTAAACTAGGATCTAAAGACACAATATAAGCACAACCTTTTTTAACTTTGGCATACCAACGTACATGACCATGACGTGAAATAGGATCTATTCCTTCTAGGTCTGCTAATTTTGTTGGTTTGATAAGTGTTTCGTCATAAATTAAGAATTCGCAATCATGCTCACGCCTAAATCTTTCTTCGCCTATTCTTGCACGTTCTTCTTTTGCCCATTTTTCTGTCCTGTCAGGGTGTTCTCTCCAACTTGCCTTGAATGCGGCAAATCCGTTCCTGCCCACAGGCAATTCATTTCCATAGTCATCTAGTTTTTTGTTTGCTTCTTTCCATATAAGGGCAAATTGGTCCTCATCCGAGTTTGGCGTTGATGTGATGATACATTTACCGCCTGTTGCTAATGTAGGTGCTAATGAAGTCCAGAACTCTTTGGCCTTTTGTGGAGGTTGCACAAATGCAAACTCATCGCAATATATCAAAGACAATGACATACCCCTACCAGTATTTTCTGTTGTTGTGGTTGCTTTTATTCTACTGCCATTATCAAATTCTAGTGTGTTTCTGTTATAAGAATATGCTCCAGCACGTAGAAAGTCAGGCAAATTTTCATAAACAAATCTTACTCTATTCATAATATCCTGTGCACCTGTGAATTTATGTGCCGCAATCAGTATTTGTGAGTCTGGCACAAACATAGCATACCATATTAGATAAGCGGCCGCACATGTTGTCTTACCAGTTTGTCGCGGTAACATGGCAATAGCAAATCTATTGTCATGATATGTGTTTACTAATCCTTTTTGATACTCAAACATTTCAAATTTCATAGAACCTTTGGTAGGATGTTGAATCATACAGTAGTTTTGCAAGAAATATAATGGACCTGATTTAGGATCGATACACTTGTTTAACTCAAGAATGTTTTGTTCAGTATACTTTTGTTTTGTGTGTGCTTTTTTGGTGAGATTACCTTGTAAACTTTGTCCCATACAACTATTTACTGTGGATTATTTGGAGTGTCTTGTAAGTGATCCAGCTTGTACGCCATCTGGATTAGCATCTGTACGTTTAAACATGGTTTCGCCTTGCTCGTCACCCATGCTTACCAGTTTGCCTGCTTCTTGTGTTGCAGATTGTTCTGAGCGATCCTTCATTAATTCTTTAAACAGACTCATGTTGTACTCATCTCCAAAAGTTGGCTCTGTTTTTGGTGAATCTTTGTATTCACCATCCATTAATTTTGACTCATACTCGCCTTCATCGTCAGGCATAATTTCTGTTACGTCTGCAGGATGTTTAACTCTTATGTGATCAGCTGATACTCCAAAATGTTCAGCAAGTACACCTTCAAGTTGCGGAAATGAAATAGGATAAGATGTTTCAACATCAAATATTGCTACTTCTTTATTTTTTATTCTTGGAAATTCATGTGGGTGTTCTTGAACTGGCGTGCTACCAACCTTCTTGAATTCAACCACTTCATACTTTGTCATGTAGTCTTTAAATTTTTTCTCAAATGCTTCTGGCAAGTCACCTGCAATCTTTACACGGACTGCATAAGTTTTAGTTGATTCGGCTAATAGTTCTCTGAATGTTTTCATACTATATTATTTATCTTCCTTGTCATCTTGAGGTTTGTTCGCTAGAATCTGTTTTATCAGTTCGTTACGGTCTGCAACCACTGATCCTGTGCCAGAAACAACTTCTTCTTCGGGTTTTCCTTGATCTAACTTCTCTTTTTTCAGTTGTAGTTCAATCATTTTTAATTTTTTGTCAATTTTCGAATTTTTTGCCGTGATAGCATTATTCATCATGCTGGAAGCAACTTCCATGATACGTCCTGCCAGTCTAGGTTCAATATTCATGCCCAGGTCCATTAAATCTTTATATGCTTGAAAGGATTCTTGTGCATACTCATCAATCTCTTTGTCATCTTCCAACCCACCGACCTGTGGAAGTGCGGCGTCGATCTTATCAACTGCTACTTTTTCTCTGATCATTATGTCTGCTTCGGCGTTGTCTTTTTCGGCTTGTTCAACTTCTAACGATTCTCGCATATCATCTGCCGTTTGAGATGTACTGTCTTGTTCAAGGTCAAATATTTCTTCAAGTTTTTTCGTCATCTGTCTATTTAAAGATATCGCTCTCGGTCAGTATGCGGAAACGAATGCCTTTGTGTTTGCACCACTTGCCTGCGGCTTCCCATTTGGCTTTGTTCACAATATATGCCGCTTGATTTTGTACATTCTTTCCAATATTTTCTAACTTTGCTTGATTGTTAGGTTTGACTTCAATCAATTCAGCAATTCTTTTTTTGTTTTTACTGTTATACACAATAAAAAAATCAGGAACATAAATTGTGTTCTTACCTGTAAGTGGATGTCTATAAGGTATTTGAATTGATTCCGATGCCCATTGCATTACTGAAGGATTATTATCACAAAAATTCATAAAGGCCCATTCCCATGATGATCTATATCTAGGAGTTTTCTTTCCTATATATTTGTCAACATGTTTAGGCTGATATAATCCTTGTGCCCAACGTGCCATACATTATGCCTTGATGTTTCTTTTTGCTAATGTGTTTTGTGGGCCAGCAGATTTGAATCCGAGAATTGATGTTTTGAATCTGTTAAGGTTTAATATTTCTCCAACAAGATTGTTGAGAGTAACTGGATCTTTACTTGCTTGTGCTTCAAGAGTATCTAATATTTTGAATACATTTACATCATCTACTTTTGCTTGACGCATTAATACATATGCAATTGACTCCGACGCTAATCTATCGTAATCTCTGTTTTCAAAAAATGCCACAGCCGCATCATATTCTCCTGCATTAAGTTCAACTTTTTCTTCTCCTATTCCAGATAAAAATTGAACAGTGGCTTCTGTGCCTGTTGCTTTCGATATACCTAAATTACTTAAGGATTTTGCCGCTGTGCCCGATGATGAGCCTCCGGGTGTTGCTGGTCTATATGCCATTAGTATCCTCCACTTCCACTAGAACTAGAACTAGAACTTGAACTTGAAGTAGAAGTTGAACTAGTTGAATTAGTTGCACTTAAAGTTTTCGTTGTATCTGAAATTCCCTGTTGTGATATCACAGCATTGTATTTTTGTTTAGATACTTTGTACACTAACAATCCATCTTTGACAAGTTTTTTTGCTTCTGATGGTGTTGATGCTAGATAATCATTTTGTTGTTTTGTTGAAAGTTTATTCCATTCAGAATCTATAGACGACACATCGACATTAATGTCACGTCTAAATGTTTCGAATTTTGCAAATTTTAATTTGGCATTGTCATCCAAAGACAAATAATCAGCCACTTGATTTCCTGCTAAGAATATTTCTTTATCTGTTTTTTGTGTTGTATTTTGTTTGATAACATTGTTCAATTGAGAATCAATAGGTAATGCTGTGCGTCTTCTTTTTCTTGTATCTTTTGGAAACTGTACTCCTGGTCTACTAGTTGCTCCCAGATTGTTTACAGCTCCGGTTAAAAAAGTACCAGCAAGTCCGAATATTTCTTCCTTGATACCTCGGGTTGCCTTGCCACGTTTGATAGTTTTGTATGTGGTGACTCCAGATAATAATGCACCAAGAAAATTGCCTGACTTGGCCAATCCAAATGCTGTGGATATTCCTGCTAGGACACCACCACGCCCAAATATAGAATCAGTGCCGCCACCTAGTGGTCTGATAGGTGAGGGTGAACGATCGTAATGTAACACTGCAAACCCCTGTGGGTTATCTCTACGGACTGCACCTGCTTCAATTAGCACACCAGAATAAGACACAGAGAATGATTGTTCACTTACTCCTCCGCCATCAGCCTGATCCATTGAACCATTTCTGTAATCGTTTATGATTGGATTCATCAATCTAAATTCTGTAAATCTCTGTCTATGCAATTGAAAGATTGAGATAGAATTCAAAAATCTTTCGTTCTCGCCGTTGTCCATGCCCCATCTGCCTGCGGCAGGCTCGGGTGTATTCTTGTTGTCAAACTTAATGGAGTTGTATTCACCTTGTTGGTGTAGAGTATCTGTCATATAATGTTGGTAATATGATTTAAAAAATGCTGTTGCAACATCACCCATATCATCATGAAGAGTCATTGTCACTGGCTCATAAGTGATTCCTGTTTGCACATAGTTTTTGTAGTTGTATTGATTTTTCATTTCAACATTAAACTGATAAGCAGGCAAATCAACACTTTTAACAAGCATACCTAGTTCAATCTGTTCTCCTTTTGCTCTGTTGAGCATGTTGCCTGCAGCTAAAGGATTGATGTTGAATACCACATGATATAAGAATCTATTTTTTGGTGACAGTCTGAATGCTTCATCAAGGTACAAGCGAGCCGCATGTTTGTAATCCTTCATGGTATCACCGTTGACTAATTGGTCAAGAAATAACTGTCTAAAGTTCATATAAGATATTTATTGACTTAAGATGTGGGTGGTTTATTAACCGCCAGTAACAGCAGTTCCAATGGTTCTAGCTACGTCTGCTCCTACGCCTGATCCTCTTGGAGTTTGGATTGCATTGTCATATCTGATTGACATTGTAATCTGTACAGGCTCTGAAGTAGCATATGCCATTGTTCCGTATTGAACGTTGTCTAAGTAACAACCATATAATTCATAAGTTTCTAAGACATTTACTGCGTCGGCACCGTTACCACCGTCAAGCATTTCTATTCTACCTGTGAATTTGTAATCAATTCCAGAAGCGGCAGATGATTGCTCAAAGAAATCAAACTGTTTCTGTAATTGCTCACCAACAAGTTTAGTAACTTCATTGTTGACATCATCTCTTACATTAAGAGTAATTGGATCCCAAGTATGTTTACCTGCCATGTACACTCTTGAGTTGTAAACATCAAGTGTGATTTGGTCAAAAGTAATGTTAGGTCTTGTAACATCTACAACTTGCTTAGTAAGTTCTGATCTAGGAGTTGACACACCAAATCCTTCAAGTATCACTCTAAAGCGATATTGTAATTTTGGCATTAACAAGCCTTGTGAACTTGAAGACTGGTTACTTGCTAAAGGTACTGTAAACTTTGAAAGTGTTGATATTGCCATTTTGTTTTTCTCCTAATTGTATTTACTATGCTCTATAGTATTATTCTTGTTACGCCTTTCTAAAGGGCGCCAATTTCTCCTGTGTTTTTCAACCTTACTGGAATGAAGATAAACTCAACTGCTTTGACTGGCTCTATGGCTACATCAACATACAATTCATTTTTATCTATTCTTGCTGGCGTGTTGTTTGTTTCATCACACACAACAGCAAAGTCAAACAATGCTCTCTGTGAAGTTAATTCTAATAAGAATGATTCGACTGATTGTTTGATTTCATTTCTAGTAAGTGTATCATTTGGTTCAAAGATAAATGGTCTTGCAATTTTATCTAAGTTCAATCTTACAAATGCAACTAGTCTAGCAACATTGACTCTGTCAAGTGCTGATGCAGTAAGTTGTCTTGTTTTTTGTCCAAATACAGTAAGTCCTGCACCTGTCACAAATGATATTGGGTTAATGTTTACACTGTAAAGTGAATCTCTTAATCCACTTGACACTTGTGTTGTTTCAAACTCACCTTCTGAATTAATAAATCCAACTGAAGAAGCGTTATCAACTTTACCACGTCTAACACCTGCTGGTGCAAACCATGGAAATGCCACTTGGTCATTAAATGCAATCGTTCTCAACATCATGTGTGAAGCCGGAACAACAACTGATTCACCGCTGTTAGCAGTTGTAAATCCTGAAGGATAATAAACACCAGTGAATGAATCTGTAGTTAACAGTCCATCTTCTCCGTTGTCTGCCGCACCTGCTGTGTTGTTTGCATAGTTTGTTACCGCAGTTGAAGTTGCTTCTAATCTCAATGGAGTGTCTCCAACAACAAATGCTGTGTCTTTTCTATCAGCATTAAGAGTTTCTAAGTCTGAAATTAACTCTGGGTAGCCTGGAGCTGCCAACAAGTTAAATTCTCTTTGTTCTTCTCTTAGTGCTGTGGTAGATGCTACTGATGATTTCATTGCTTCTACAACAACTGCTCTCTGTGCCTTTCTACCCATGTTTGGTGCACCATTTGTTCTTAATGGTGATTCAGATACCCATGCATCCTTTTCTGTAGGTAGAGTTGGATATGTTACCACGCTTGTAAAGTTAGTTCTTGTGAAGTAATCTTTTTTGAATCTAGCAACATTGTATCCAGAACGTCTTAGGTTGAACCCTAACATTCCTTTTGGATATAAAGCAGATTCTGGTGCATCAATATCAAGGTAAGTTGATGTTAACAAGTCAGTAATCAAAGACTCTTCAGTAACTACATCTTTTGTTGCATCTGTGTGGAATCTAAAGTCTGCAAACAATATTCCGTCCTGTCCTGATTGGTCTGTGTTGTCAATTAGTACCCACTCTTGTCCATTGTCTTGTGATGAATCATATCTGTAAAGTTTTGGATAGTTTTCAAGATCTGATGTATTCAACCAAAGGTCTCCGTCTACTAATGCTGTACCATCTGACTGTGTAGTTGGTTCAGTTGCAACAATTTGTGGTCCTTTTGGATCTGTATTTGCTAGATTGAATCCTCTAGCATCTGATGATACATTTTGGTATCCTGTCCATGCTGATCCATCATGTATTAAAATATCTACTTCATCAACAGTTGTGTTATACCAAAGTTGATTGTTAGCAGGATCTTTTGATGGCTCATTCACACTCTGAATTGCTGTGTAAGTAGTTCCTGAATCTGGTGTGTTTTGTACTGGTTGCCAGTTAGATGCCACAAAGTCAAATCCATCACCACTTATGATTGTTGAATAATCATCTTTGTCACCAGCTGGTGCTGTGTATAAGTTTGCAATTTTCTCTGCACTTAGACTTGTGTTGTCACCGTATGTGTTGGCAAATGTAGCATTAAATCCTAAGTCCCCCATTGGATTGCTGGAAGTATCTGTGAAGTAGATGTTTCCACCTTTGTCATGGGATACAGTGATTCTTTTTGTGGTTGCGTCATATGATGCAGACACATGTTTAAATCCTGCCGCAGCTATTCCTGCTACCACATCATCTGCATCTGTGCCACTTACAGTTACAGTTTTTTCATTTAATAAATTTGAAAGACTGTTTGTTTGTGTAGCATTGTTGACCATAGTCTCTGCCATACGCACAGTACCAGTGCCTGTGATTGCCGATGATTTTGTTGTAATTTTATTTGAAACAATATTTGTGTTTGAACCAACACCAACTGCTCTTCTAAATAAAACATAATCTATTAATTCACCTGAATCTCTAGTTGAATCACCCCATTCATGTTCAGTAGTATTCACTTGTACCATTACATCATTTACTGTAAGGTTTGAACCGCCACCTGCTTTATCAAGTTGCTGTAATGCCTGTTCATGTGTTTTAAACACAGGAGCATTTACTGATTCAAATTGTCCAGAAGTTTCTGAATATTTTTTGACTGATATCGTTGCTCCGCTGTTTGGTGCTGTTTGTTGAATCCAAACAGATCCACTTGGTCTTGATCTAGTATCTCCTGATCTAAAACCAAAGTCTTCAGTGTGTGTTCCTATGAAAACTTTTGGTGGAAACAATCTGTTTGCTGTGCCTACTGCTATTCCGGCATCTGCAAAAGGTGTTCCTGACGCTTCATCTAATTCTACGGCACCTACTGCCAAAGTTGATGAGTCTCCACCTGACGCTACTGGGATTGCATATATTTCTAGTTTTCCATCAACAGCTGCCGCTTTTACACCTTCAATGCCTTCGTTGTTAATTGCTGTTGCAAACGTTGCCACAGTAGTACCTAGTGACGATACTGTGCTTCCATTAATGGTAACTGATTCTGAATTTGTTATTGTCGGATTCGTTGCTGTTCCTGTCACTATTGGGTGTGCTGATGACCATGATGCATCTTTTGTAGCTGAATCAGCTGATCCAACTCTTACCCAAGTGTTTGATCTTGTTTTATAAAATAATCTATTGAAAGGATTTGTTGCCACAATCGCATAATCACCAATTGATCCTTTTGCCGCAATAGGCGCCGGAGGTGAACCAGTGACATCATCAGTTGATGTGATAAAGATTGGTTGTTTTGATGTAAATGATTGTGTTGATTCACTCCATTCTTTGATTCCCCAGTTTGTACTTGCTAGGTCTAACCAATAAAAACCATCATCAGGTCTGCCACCAGGTGCATCTGCTGATCCAGTTAATTCTGAAGTGTTAATGTTTGCTCTGATCACAAACGCTCTGTTGGCAATTCCAAGGAAGGAGTAAGCCGCTTGGAGGCCGTATTCATTCAGTTCATAACCTTGTATAGGTGTTCCTGATGCGTCTGTGTAAAATGTTGGATCGCCAAACGTTTGAGTTAATTCTCTCTGTGACGATATCAAAAATATTTCGTTTGCGTTAGTGCTCAGTGTACCAGATGCTGTGCCGCTACCTGTTCCTGATGTTTTGTCTTGAGCAGTTGCAACCACAACTAGTGGTACTGCTCCTGGTATACCGGGGACGTAAAAACTTTCGTCTACTACGGATACCTCTACTCCTGGTGATGTTAATGCCATTTTGTTTTACTCCTTAAAAACATTCGTTATGAATATTTACCTAATAGGACTGATTTATATACACGAAAATTGCCATATTTAAAGAGCACCGGAAAGGTGCACATAAATATATGCGTGTTTAATGATAAAAAGCAAACAAGACCATTGTGTCAAGAATGTAATAGTAAGCCTGCGGCATACAATTATCGCCGTGGTGACAAAATTTATTACAGAAAAAAATGTGACTCATGTATAAGAAAATCTAATTCATCTACAATATCAACACCTGCGTGGCAACGTTCAGGATATACAAAAAGTAACAGTTGCGAAATGTGTGGGTTCAATGCACAACATCCATATCAGCTGGATGTACATTATGTAGATGGCAACATGAGTAACAACAACACAAGCAACCTAAAAACTGTGTGTGCAAATTGTAATCGATTGCTACATGTAAAAAAACAAGGCTGGCGTCAGGGCGATTTGATTGCCGATAACTAAAATCCTAAAAGACTATCAACATCTTCTTGTAATGCATCAATAGTATCATTGTTTTGGATCAAGGCATCATATGGTTCATTTAACCATCTCCATTCGGAAGGATGCACACCGTTAGGTTCTTTGTTCCCTTCAACATAGTCGTGGACCCAGTCAGGATCTGCACCTCGTTGCACTCTCCAAATTTGTCCGCCTATGTTTCTAATCATAGATATCTCATTTGGAAATCTTACATCAGGAATCACCCAACTTATGTCAGGATTATCTAATATTTTCTTCTTGGTCAAACTTACCCAAATGCCATCAAAAAATCCTTCCCGCATACATTCAGTTCCGAACCTTTGTAGCAAATATCTCGGCGATACATCAAACCCTGCTTCCTCAGTCCAGAATGGATCTGGTTGTTCTCGCCACTGTCTGCTGGGTTCTGTTTTGCCTTCTAGCATGTCACGGTCCCAATCAAACATAGAACCAACTGCGTCTTTCAGTTTGTCTGCAAATGATGTCTTGTGAAATTTGTGCTGTTTAATAAGATGTTCTGCGATTGTGTCTTTACCTGAACCAATTAATCCGCATACTCCTATGATCATGCTCACATTATACAATAATATATGTAATGTGTCAATTAGCCTATTGTGAATGAAAGTGGTGTGCCACCTTCTTGATAGTTTCCTATTTGTTGATCTAATATCTGCATCTCATTTTGTGCTTCTGCCTTGAGTGCATCACCATTTAATTGCCCGCCTCCCTGTGGACCAGCAATGGTTGAAAACTTAGATCTTGCTTCACCTAGGGTAAACTTCGCTATGGCTAAAGTATAATCTCTGATCCAAGGTTTTGCATATATGTCAGTTAGCAATATAAAGTCTGGCCTATGATTGTATTGTTCAATCAATACAGTTTCAGCTGACTTTTGTCGCCTAAATATCTGTAATCGTCTTGTAGGTTGGTCATATTTGAAATTGATAAATCCACCAAACATTCTTGCAACCAACTCTTGGTATCCTGCAAACATATCATATGTTGCTAGTCCTCCGATACGTCCTGTCTGCAACAAATATATGTTGGTGTATGCCAACTCAAAAGGATCAAATGTAGATCCACCCTCTGTCGATGATGCTCCACCTACTGTTCTTCTGTAAATTCTACTGACGTGTATAACTTCAGCTGGCATTGTGTATTCTGTTTGATCTTTCTGTAACTCTAGAAAACCATATGATTCTTCTGCAGAATTGGAAGAACGTTGTCTGAACCTATCAACTGCTGTGATGAATGCGTTTTCGAGATGCTTAGGATCTAGTTCTACTTCAACCATTCCGTCACCCAAACGTATTTTCACATAATCATAGATTTCTTGCTTGGCCGCATTGATCTGATTATTGGTTGCTTGGGATAGTGCTGTGTCTGCCATACTACTATTTATAGGCGTATTGATAAGGACGGTAAATATGTTATATGCCTAGACTATCACTATTCAAACCAGAAAAAGGTAATGATTATGCTTTCTTAGATCGTAACATATCTGAAATGTTTCAGATAGGCGGCACAGATGCCTACATACACAAATACATTTCCCCCAATGATCAAGGCACATCTGAAGATGCAACACAACCACAACGATCAGGTGACAGCCTTAATGAACTAGCTATACAAGACATGTTGTTCTTAGAAAATAGAGACAGAAAATATGATCCCGATGTGTATCATACAAGAGTGATATACAATGTGTCAGACATAGATTTTGACCTGTCACAGTTTGGTCTATTCTTGCAAAACGACCAATTATTCATGACATTCCACATCAAAGACATTGTGGAAGCATTAGGCAGAAAAATTATGTCGGGTGATGTAATTGAGTTGCCACACTTGAAAGATGATCATTCGCTGGATGAAACTGACACAGAAACATTGAAACGATATTATGTGGTAGAAGATGTCAGCAGAGCATCAGAAGGTTTCTCAAGAACATGGTGGCCACACTTGTACAGAGTTAGAGTAAAAGGAATCACAGACGCACAAGAATTTAGAGATATACTAGGTGACAAAGATGAAAATACTGATCAAAAAACAAGAGATAAAGAATTAGAAATCAATGATGCAATAGTAACACAAGCAGAAACTGATGCACCATTATCCGGATACAATACAAAACAATTACATGTGATGCCTACAGACGAAGAAGGCAAGGTTGCATTAGTAACTGTTGATGACGATGTCAAAACAGATACCGGACATATTAACGTGGACAAAGTATACCAAACTCCGGATAGCAAGGGATATATCGAAGGTTATCTTACTGGAGATGGTATTCCTGCTAATGGTGAAACATATACGTTTGGTACCTCATTCCCTGCACAACCAGTTGAGGGTATGTTTTTCTTGCGTACTGATTATTCACCAAACAGACTTTTTAGATTTGATGGGAGAAGATTTGTGAAAATAGAAGATAATGTAAGAATGACAATGACACAGACTAACACACGTGATACTCACAAAACTGGGTTCATAAACAACACAAACACAACCACATTAGAAGATGGTTCTACCACAACCAATGAACGTGTTGCGTTAAGTAAACTATTGAAACCACAAGCGGACAACTAATATGCAACACTTTTACGATGCTCAAATAAGACGATACATTCTACAATTTATCCGTATGATGAGTAACTTTTCATATGTGACAGGTAAAAATTCTAAAGGTGTATCTGAAACTTTGCAAGTGCCGGTCAAATATGGAGACATGAGCAAACAGGTAGCACAAATTATTAGAAAAGGATCAGAGAATACACTGATTCCAGCACCACAAATTTCTTGTTATATAACGGATATGAGATATGACAGAGAAAGAATGTACAATCCATATCACATAGACAAGAAGCACATACGTGAAAGAGCATTTGATCCGGTCACAGAACAATACACTGGTGAGCCAGGACAAGCACACACCATTGAAAGAATTATGCCTACGCCATTCGAGTTGTCTTTTAGAGCTGATATTTTTTCTACCAACACAGATCAAAAACTGCAAATACTAGAACAAATATTAGTCCTATTCAATCCAGCATTAGAATTACAGACTACTGATAATTTTTTAGACTGGACGTCTTTGTCTTTTGTAGAATTGACAAATATTAATTTTTCATCTAGAGCAATACCGGCAGGTATAGCAGACGATATTGATGTAGCAACACTAGATTTCCGCACCCCTATTTTTATATCACCTCCTGCCAAATTGAAAAAGTTAGGTGTGATAGAAAAAATTATTATGAGTATATATGATGAAGAAGCAGGCACTGTTGATGTTGATGGTATATTAGGTGAAAGTTTAATTTCTAGACAATTTGTTACTCCAGGACAATATGCTTTGCTTGTGTTAGGTAATAGAGTAACACTACTAGGACAGATGGGCAGTAAAACATCACACACCGATAACCGTGATAATCTTGTGTTCAAAGCTGATACACAATATGGCACTAAAACAAATTGGCTGGCTCTTGAAGCACTGTATTCTAAAGAATTTAGAGGTGGCTTATCCACTATACAATTACAACAATCAGCAACCACTATAAATGGTGATGACATAATTGTAGAAGTGACAGGCACTATTGCATTAGACCCACAAGATGAATTCACAATGTTGATTACTATCGACGAAGATACAACTCCAACCAACACTATTAATGCTGTTGATGCCGTAATAAATCCTACAAGATTTAATCCAACAGGTGCTCCGGCCGGAACAAGATACTTGCTTACAGAAGACATAGGTGACAGACTGACAGAGACAGCAAATAAAACTACCCCATGGGGCAATTTAGTTGCTGAAGCAAATGATATTGTTGAAAAAGTAGGTTCAGAATGGATTGTTGATTTTAATGCTAACTTTGACGATTCTACTCAATTAGGCACAGGTTTGCTCGATTCATCTACATTTGTCGACAGCACACGAGGCATGACCGGTGGTGACAGTAGTTTTACCAAAGTGCAATATGTAACCAATATCACAACTGGTATTCAATACAAATGGACAGGGTCTGTGTGGGTTAAATCCTACGAAGGTTTTTACGAGCCAGGAACTTGGTCTATTACATTTTAAAGCATAAAATATTACATGAGTGAAATCACAGCTTCTGGTTGTTTGTTCTACGCAAAATCATCAAAACGATTTTTATTTTTACATAGACAACAAAAACAAAAAGGTACATGGGGTATGGTTGGCGGTTCAACACACGAAACAGAAACTCCGTGGCAAGGTCTACAACGAGAAATTGTCGAAGAGATAGGCTTTCAACCAACAATATCAAAAACTATTCCGTTAGAATTATTTGTTTCCAAAGACACAAGATTTAAATTTCACACTTTTGTTTGTGTGGTTGATACAGAATTTGTTCCAAAATTAAATATAGAACACAATGGTTATGCATGGGTCAGTGTAAACGCTTGGCCTTTGCCTTTGCATGAAGGCGTAAAGAAAACTTTACAAAATAAACAAATCGAAACAAAATTACAAACTATTTTAGATTTGATAGTCTAAGATTTAGCAGTCACATAACACAAAACAAGTCCTACATCTTCAGTAGTTTTATCCTGTAATGCTCTACCAATTACTGTGAATGCTGTGCATTCTGACATAAGTGCCTTACGTGCAACGCCTGGTGTAGATGATGTAACAAGTCTGTCACCTTTGTCGATCGGCCCTATCACTTTGACATCTGCTCTACCAGTCAATGCAACTAGTGGGTGAGTGTCATCTGGAAGTCCATCATTCATTTTGAATGCCGCTTGATCCTCATGAGATATAACACCAAACACATCTGGACTTATTGCTTGTGTAGATTTAGTAATTTCATTTTCGCCACCTATCTCAATCACATCACCTTTCTCCATCACAGCATCAGCATGATAACGTTCTGCCAAGTCAGAGTATTGAGCGGCTGATGCCGTTCCTGTTAAGTTACCTACGAATCCTGTGGCAGTGATTTTACCTGTGCTTGGATTATATGTGCATGTACCATCTGATTCTAATCCAAGATTACCACCATCTGTATCGCCGCCGGCTGTAAAGATTAAAGCATTGTTTTCATTGGTTGATTCGTTGTCTGTGATAGTCACAGTGGTCGCTAGTGTGGCAACGTTCACTGTGGTCCCTGCAATCACATCTGCCAAAGATGTACCATTTACTGTGATTGCATCTGCTTCCAATGTACCATCAATGTCGGCATTACCTGATACATCTAAACTTCCTGCATCAAGTTCACCTGATAGTGTAACATTTCTTAAACCAGTGTAATCTTTGTTGGAATCTAAAATAACAGCTTTGTTAGCAATAGCATTTCCAACCGCAGTACTGCCTAGGTCTAGTGCATTGATTTCACCAGCAACAGCTGTCACACTTGTTAAATCTGTTGGTGCAATTGAAATATTGCCAGTACCATCAAATGATTGGCCAGCTATGTTTCTTGCTGTGGCTAAAGCTGTTGCTGTGTCGGCATTACCTGTAACATCACCTGTGACATCACCAGTCAAAGCACCTATAAATCCTGTGGCAGTAATTTTGCCTGTACTCGGATTGTATGTCATGTTGCCGTCAGCTTCAACGCCAAGGTTACCTGATCCTGCGGCTCCTGCCGCAAACAGAATCACATTATTTTCATTTGTACTTTCGTTGTCACTTACTGTGACCGTGGTTGCTATTGCGGCTGTTCCACTTGTATTTTGATTACCAGCACTGTTTACTCCAGGTAAATCAATATTTCCACTACCATCAAAACTGACGCCACCAATATTTCTTGCAGTTGTCAAAGTAGCTGCCGAACCTGTTGTGTCTTGGTTCAGTGTACCAACTGTAAAGTCTAAAGTGCCGTCACTGTCTTGATAAGCAACAGTGATACCTGATTCAGTATTAGAACTTACCATAGCACCCACAGTGTCTTGAATTGTTTCAGCTAGTGATGTACCATTTACTGTGATTGCATCTGCTTCTAGTGTACCGTCTATATCAGCATTACCTGACACATCCAATGATCCTGCATCTAGTTCACCTGTCAATGTAATATTTCGGAATGAAGCAATATCTTTGTTTGAATCAACAACAACTGCCTTGCTGGCTGTGACTGTTCCTGCTGTTAGTCCATCAATCTGTTCTAAATCTGCTTCGTTGATATCAGCAGATCCAATAACAAAAGTGCCACTGGTTGTTGCTCCCGTGGCTGTAATATTTCTAAACGATCCTGCGTCTTTGTTTGAATCTACCACAACAGCTTTACTTGCCGCCACTGTGCCTGCTGTTACTCCGTCGATTGTTTCAAGTTCTGATTCATTTATTGCGGCAGAACCAATTGTGAATCCAGCAGCTGTGACTGCTCCACTAAATGTAGGTGCATCAGCAACTGAAATTGTTATCTGCGAACTACTACCAGTAGACGTAGAAACATTAGTGCCACCAGCAATGAATAGTCTATCGGTGCCAAGTGTGAGTTCCATGTCAGTTGAATCGTCACCAACAATGTTAATTGTACTTGATCCGCCACTGACTCCGCCTACTTCACTATCAACGTATGCTTTTACAGATTGTTGTGTTGGAATAAGTGTAGCAGAATTGGAAGACATATCATCCTCATCAACAAATGCTGTGGCTGTTATAGTTCCATCTGACAATGAACCAAATTGTATTGTGCCATTGGATGTAATATTTCTTAGAGTACCTATATCTTTATTTCCATCTACAACCACTGCTTTATTAGCTGCCGCTGTTCCATTTGTGATACCGTCTAATTTTTCAAGATCGGTTTCATTCATGTCAGCTGATCCAATTATAAACGAACCAGTAACAGTTAAGTTTCTGATACCAGTGTAATCTTTATCTGAATCTAGTATTACGGCCTTAGATGCAACGGCAGTTCCAACAGCGGTACTACCTATATCTAGGGCATTAAGTTCACCAACAACAGCAGTGATACCAGCTAGTGCATTAAGTTCCGCGGCAGTTGATGTAATTGCTGTTCCATTGATTGCTAACTTGCTTGTAACAACATTGAATGTGCCGTTGTCTTCTACTCTTGCAACTTCTGTGCCATCTCTTTGTTGAAATATTATATCTTTCGCATCAACAACTGGTCGAATAATAACATCACTTGATGAGTTTGTTATTCTTAATATTTCTGTACCGTTTGCTTTAAAGTTAAAATCATTTCCGGCGGCGTCTAATACAATATCTGCCGCGGCATCTATTGTGAGATTGTTTGCTGAAATGACCAAGTCAGTTCCATCACCTTCGATTTTTTCCGACGCACCACCAAACACAATTCCAACATCATTTGGAATATGAATATCTGACGTTGCATTTAAATTTATTTTGGCTCCTGATGCTATTGTTAAGTCTGTGCCATCTCCAGATATTTTTTCTCCGGAATCTGCAAACTGTAATTCTTTTCCTGATGCAACTAGTAATGCTGAAACGTCACCGTCTAATCTAAACACTTCTGTGGCAGAGCCACCATCATTCACAGTGAATAATAAATCTTTGTTGGATGTAGCATTTGCAATAGTTACGTCTCCGCCGTCATGTGTAAAAGACATTCCACCGTTGATTGTTAATGATCCAACTTCTAATCCTGCAAAAGATGAATCAGTAACTGATGTTGCTGTGGCAGCCGAGTTTGATAGCACCGCTTTGAATGTGTCATCTCCCTCGTTCCAATACAACACAGCATTATTGCCTGCTGATCCACGTTGTACAAATATACCAGCATCAACATCAGCACCACCTGAATTGTTTTTGTTAAGTTCTAGCAGTGCATCTTGTATTTCTAAATTTGTTGTGTTGACTGACGTCTGTGTTCCTGATACTGTAAGGTTGCCACCAACTTGTAAATTGCCGCCAAATTCTCCATTGCCACTTGCAGTTAAGTTTCTGAATGTACCAATATCTTTGTTTGAATCTACCACAACAGCTTTACTTGCTGTAACTGTTCCTGCTGTCAGTCCGTCAATTTGTTCTAGATCTGCTTCGTTAATGTCCGCACTTCCAATAACAAAAGTTCCACTAGTTGTTGCTCCTGTGGCTGTTATATTTCTAAATGATCCTGCATCTTTGTTGCCATCGACAACAACAGCTTTGTTTGCCGCTACCGTACCGTTTGTGATGCCATCCAGTTTTTCAAGATCAGTTTCATTCATTGACGCAGAGCCAATAATAAATGATCCAGTGGCTGTTACATCTGCTTTGACAACAACATTGGCATTAAAGTTAGTAACTTCATTCACTTCAATTGCACTGGAATCAATCGCATTAATCTCTGATACAAACAATCCACCAACAACATCAAGTCCTTCATCAATGCGTATGTTGGATGAATCAGTTGATTTGATTGAATTCACATCCAGTGTTGCTGTGGTTACTGTGCCAGTGGCTGTTATATTTCTAAATGATCCTGCGTCTTTGTTTGAATCTACCACAACAGCTTTACTTGCCGCCACTGTGCCATTTGTTATGCCATCTATTTTCTCAAGGTCAGTTTCGTTAATATCAGCAGAGCCAATTACAAATGATGTTGCAGTGACAGCTCCTAATGTGCCAATATCTTTTGATCCATCTAACACAACTGCCTTGTTTGCCGCGGCAGTACCATTTGTGATGCCATCCAGTTTTTCAAGATCAGTTTCATTCATTGATGCAGAACCAATAATAAATGAACCAGTTGCTTCTACATCTGCTTTCACAACAACATTGGCATTAAAGTTAGTGGCTTCGTTGACTTCGATTGCACTTGAATCAATAGCATTGATTTCAGATATAAACAGACCGCCTACAACATCTAAACCTTCATCTATTCTAATATTTGTTGAGTCAGTAGACTTTATTGAATTTACATCCAAGGTTGCAGTTGTTATTGTGCCTGTTGCTGTAATGTTTCTAAATGATCCAGCGTCTTTGTTTCCATCTACAACCACTGCTTTATTAGCTGCCACAGTGCCATTGGTTATTCCATCTAATTTTTCAAGATCAGTTTCATTCATGTCTGCAGAACCAATTATAAATGAACCAGTTGCAGTTACATTTCTAAAGTCGCCAATGTCTTTGCTTGAGTCAACTACTACAGCTTTACTTGCGGCCACAGTTCCTGCTGTTACTCCATCAATTGTTTCTAGTTCAGATTCATTTATTGCGGCTGACCCAATAGTGAATCCAGCGGCTGTGACTGCTCCACTGAATGATGGAGCATCTGCAATTGAAATCGTTATCTGTGCTCCACTATCAGTTGAGGTCGAAACATTAGTACCACCTTGGAAAAACAATCTATCTGTCCCAAGTGTAATTTCCATATCAGTTGAATCATCGCCGAGCACGTTTAATGTACCGCCTCCTGCATTCGCATCAACATATGCCTTCACTGATTGTTGTGTTGGAATCAATGTTGCTGAATTGGATGACATGTCATCTTCATCAACAAAAGCTGTTACAGTAATTGTACCGTCTGACAATGAGCCAAATTGAATTGTGCCGTCGGACGTGATATTTCTTAGGGTACCTATATCCTTGTTGGAATCAACCACTATTGCTTTTGAGGCAGTCACTGTACCTGCTGTGATTCCGTCAATGGTTTCTAGTTCTGCTTCATTAATTACAGCAGATCCTATAGTGAATCCTGTTGCTGTTACAATGCCACCTGATGTGACTGCTCCTGAAGATTCAACAGCACCATCTATACTGATTGTGCCCGAGTCTTCTGCCCGCAGTGTGCCTGCCAACATGAGATCATCTTTGATTGTGATCGCCGTGGAATCTACCGATGATATTTCATTGACATCTATTACATTCACGCTCAATGTGCCTGACACATTTAAATCATCTTGTACTTGAACCCCTGTTGAATCTGATGATGCAATTATATCTATGTCTCCAGGATCGACAAATTCCAAAGCATCTCTGGCGGCATTTACACGTAGAACTTGTCCTGATAAACCTATTGATAGGGCACTTCCTGTACCACCATGTGACAGAGCAAGTGTTTCGCCTGTTTGGAATTCTGCGAGTCCTGTTGCTACGTTACTCGAATCGAATACTACTCTTACTGGGGTTTTGTCTGCCATTTACATATTTAACCTAATTAAAATTGAAAGACAGTAATGGTGTCTTGCGACTCTAAGTCATTCCCGTCTGATAGAGTGAATTTTTGCCCTGCCGCTGTGTATACCGCCACAGTTTCAATGGAAGCATTAAATTCCAGCGATAACGGAGCTGTTGTTGCTAATAATTGTGCATCTGTTAAAGTACTAGATCCGTCACTGGTAAAAATTTTAACTTCTTGAATAGGACGTGCACCAGTACCTGCTGTTGTACCTCCTTTAACAATCACACCCTGACCAACCTTTGAATTTTCAGGCAGTGTAACTCCGCTGGAAGCAATAGATATAGCTCCTGTACCATCCGAACTAATTGTTGCTCCGCCTATATCAATTGTTTCTGCAGATAAAAAAGCCGTTTTCCACCTTTTTCCTGCTTTACCCAAATCGAACACGCCATCTTGTGACGGCACTAGGTGACCAGTAAATTCAAATCCTGTGTCAGTTGAATCATCAATTGTAAAACTAGATCCAGCAATTCTAATATTTTCTATACCAACGCCAACTGTGCTCGAATCTTGCACAGACAATTTAGATCCTGATATTTGTAATTCACCTAAATCAGCCGATCCGCCTCCACTACCACTTATGGTAACTGTTTTGGTCGCTCCTGTTCCTGTAACCTCTACTCCATCGCCAACAAAATTAATAGTTGTTGCTGATGTTGAAAGGGAACTGCCTTCATCTTGAATTGTTAGAGAACTACTGCCACCTGTGCTTACTATTGTTCCTCCAGGTGTTACGCCATCTCCTATTCTCAATTGACCTGTAACTGTGTCATGTGCAAGATAGGTGTCTTCTATAATATGTGTTGAAATGTCTCTGTTTTTGAAAGAGCCTTTGATCTTTCTAAAGGCCATGTTACAATCCTAATCGCGATAGATTGTCTTTTGGATCTGGTTCTTCTGCTTCCTCATCATCGTCCACTAATGAATCAATTGCATCAGATGTTTTGCCTTGTTCTGCTTTGTCTAATTCAATTTCTTGTTGTTGCGGGGACATCATCGGTGGCTGATCCTCAGAATCGTTTTCTTTTTCTTTTGATTTTTCTACTTTGTTAAAAATTGCTTTGATAGAATCTGCGTCTTCATCGCCTTCTAATTTTCCATCAATTACAATTTTAAAGTCTGTGAATCTCATAATAATATTTAACCTATACAGTTTCTATGTACTTGTTACCTGTAAAATTTTCTAGATCACGAATCATTCGTTCCATATTGATTCTTATTGTTTTACCAGTTTTAGTATTTCGTGAGTAATATTCCCATTCGCCGTCGTCGTTGTGTGGTGATATTTTAGTTTCATTGTCTGCGGCATCTAACACAAATACTTCTGCTGTTCCACTATCATTTTTTACATACACAAAACCATGATCAGCAACTGCACTAGGTTTTGAAACTTCTGTCATTTTCAGTGCGCCTGTCAATGTTACACCAATAGATGTTGTTTCTATTTTTTTATTGCCATTATGATATAGTTCTACAGCACCACCACGGATGAAATGAGCCATTGATGCACCGCCTACCATGCGTATCTCACCAGCTGCGGTTTGAATTTCTAAATTACCTGTTCCGCTGTCAATTATGAAAGAATTGGAGCCATCGTGGAAAAGTTGTAAATCCTCTCCAGCACCAAGCATTATACAGTTGTCAAAGGCTCCACTGCTGTCCCCTAAGAATATATTTTTTGTGTTTACTCTAAGATTACCGTTTACATTCACATCTTCATTTAGTTGAATTGCTGTAGAATCATGTCCGCCTATATCGCTGACTTGTAGGGTACCAATCACATCCAACCCGTCATTGATAACAACCGCAGTTGAGTCAGGAGATGAAATGTTGTTTACACTGATATCACCACTCACTGAAATTGTTAATGTTTGTGTACTGGATGTGGAGGTTATTATGCCTGCTCCACCTTTTATGTGCAATTCCTGTGTTGGCAGATTGACTTCCATTGTGGTCGAATCGTCACCAAATATTTTTAAGTCAGCACTTGTGGCTCCTAATAATTCTGTAGCCTCACCGCCATCGACAGCACTGTTGATAGCAAAAAACCCTGTGCCACCTGCTCCTGGTGTTTTGGCATAAAATTTTGATATTGCAGCCGCTGATGGATCTGTTTGATTGTTTTGAAATGTTAAGAAATCATCGATCACAATCAAATTACTTTGTGCTACCAATGTGATATTTTCACTTGAAGCCGATGTAATGGAATTGATTCCTGTCATTGCGGCATCAACACTTATATCAAAAGCATTACCTCCTGCTGTGGTAGCTGTTGTTATACTGTTTCCTCCGGATAACACTAATTCTGCATCATCAAAATCTATTGTGATAGCCGCACTGTTGTCTCCTGCTACTGTGATTGTTCTTGAATCAACATAACTTTTACTTGCGGCATGATTTGCGTCAGTTGGTGTAGTGGCAACTTTAAGTTGTGCCAGAGTAACATTTGAAATTGCTGTTACTGTTGCCTCATGTGTTGTGGTTCCAACCACAAAATTGTCGTCACCTGCGTCCCAATATAACAGTGCATGATTTTCTGATCCCCTGTTAAAAAATAATCCTGAATCTTCACTGTCTGCTGTTGAATTATTTCTATTGACTTCTAAAAATGAATCTTCAATTGTGGTGGTTGTGCTGTTGAGTGTTGTTTGTGTTTCTACTTCTAGATTGGAAATTCTGATACCTGTTGACCCACTGTCTTCAGCAAATGCAGTTAATAAATCTCCAGATGTGGTTGCTCCGTCCGGCGACACTGCTCGTAGAATTACTTTTTCTTGTCCTTGGATGATCTTCATATGAAGTATTTATTGAAGTAAACTGAACTCAAGAGAAGAGGGGCACAATGGCCCCCCTTCTAGTATCCAAATAAAATTATTTGAATGATACGTTACTGATGCTAATTCTAGCAAGATAGTCAGCCGCATTACCTAGAGATGATGCTGTGTTTGATAACTCAGTGTATCCATATCTAGTTAAGAAACTTACTACCGGCTCGAATGTAGACGGATCCAGTACAACGCCTGAGCTCATTAACGGAATGTATGGGCAATAGAACGCTGGAGCATCTGCTTCTGATGGTCCTTTGTATCCTACTAATACATCTGTTCCTGTAGCTGCATAACCGTCTACGTAGACTCTCATTGAGTTGTTCAAAGTTCCAACAAACTTAGTGTTAGTTGGTGCTTCAAATACACCCTCTGTAGATCTAGCAAACGCTGAAGTTGTAGCAGATTGTAAGATTGTTAATGCTTCAGATGAAACAACAGCATAGTTACCTGCACCACGTCTTGTTCTTTGTGCAATTAAGTTAGCTTGTTGGTTGATCAGTACAGCTAGAGCCGCATGTTCGTCACCAACGAATGTTGCTGTACCTGAAACAGCAGATTGATCAAAAGCCGCAGCCGCCGTACCCGCTAATGTTCTTAGTGAGCCGATGATTTCTTGGTCGATCTCAGCAGTAATCTCTTGAGCTAATGCCGCCATGATTTCTGCTTCAATATCAACACCTTGCTGTGCTTGTGCGTCTTGAGCCGCTTCAAAAGTCCATCTTGCAGATAGTTTTCTTGATTTAGCTTCTACTACTTGTTTTAGGATCTGCACGTTTAATCTGTTACCTGCAGTACCTTCTAAAGTAGCTGTTGATGCACCCTTAGCCGGGTCACTGTCGTTACCTGAATAAGATGATGCAATTTTGAAAGGTGATAATGCTTCGTCACCAGCCGCGATGTTTGTAGCACCGCCTGTTGTTGCGTCAGCATATCTAACTCTCAATGTGTGAATTTGACCAACTGGGCCAGTCATAGGTTGTACACCTACTAGCTCGTTAGCAATCACTGTTGGCATGACCCTACGAATTACAGGCAAAATTACTCTGTTTAGAGTTGCAACGTTACCGGAACCAGTAGCTCCAGATGTTGCCTGCTCTGACAAGTATTTGCGTGTATTCTCTAAGACCACATCCAAGTTTTTGGCTTTAGAACCTTCGACGCCTTCCATTAAAGCGCCTTTAGTTTCTTGCCATTTATGTTCTAGCAATTGGGATGTCATGTTTTTGTTCTCCTTAGTTTATACCTGCTAATTTACGAATGCTTAATACATCCGCGTCTTGTTCTTTTGCCTGTGTGTTTGCCTGTGTTTTATCGCCTGTTTTTTCTGTTCTTGACTCACTTATGATTGAAGCTTTTTTAGCATCTTTCATTACGTGTGGAAGATATTTTGTGAAAGCAGTTTTTAGGTTGTCTGTTTGAACTGTTTCTAACAGATTGCCCATTACTTCTTTCTTATCACCTGAAAGTGGACCTAACATTTCGTTAAGAACTTTATCTCTTCTGTGTCTTGATTCAATCTTATGTTTTTCGATTTTCTCAGACTCAAGAAGTTTTTCGTTCTCTTCAACTTGTGCTGTGGTCTCGTCGAGTTGTTTCTGCAATTTACGAATTTCAGAAGTCTCATGCAGGTATGAAGTTAGATATTCTGAAGTATATGCTTCAAAAATCTTACGTCCAAAATTGTTTTCCCTAGCAGTTTTGATGTCATCTTTAAATTGTGTCATCTCTTTAGTGATATTCTCACTTACTACTTGTTCTACAATTTTACTTGCTTTCTTAATGAATGCGTTTCTGATTTGAGCAAATTTTTCTTTTGCTTCTTTAACCAGTTTGACGCGAGTTTCTACAACAGATCGTTTATCAGTTTCAAACTCATTAAGCTCTTTAGCAAGTGTTGATGTAACAAATGCTTCTAGAGTTTTAATTTGCTCTGCCATTGATTTTCTATCTGCTTGTAACTCAGCCATTTCAGTTGCAAGTTGACGAGTAACAAACTTTTGAAGTGTTTCCATGTGTGGTTTAACACCTCTTTTGTACATTACTCTTTGGGCCGCTAGTTGTTTTCTATCTTCAACAAATTCTGCAATTTCTTTTTGCAGAGCTTCGTTGACTAGTCGGTCCATTGCTTCTACCATTACGGACTTGTCATGCTCGTATCTTGTTGCAAATTCCTCTCTTACTTCGGTTTTTGCTTCTTCTTTGACCTCTGATAACTTCTGATCCCATGCCTCTTGTATTTCGGCACGAGTTTCTTCGTTTACCAGGTCTTTGTCAAGGAGTTGTTTGATTACTTCTAGCATAATTTTCTCCTTATAGTTTAAGATCCTTTATTAATTGGATCACTCCTTCTTTTAGATGTTTTTGAACTCTAACATCTTCTCTTGCCGCTTTTGCAACACCCATAAGTTTATGTCCGTGCTTCATGTTAAGAAGACCTTCATATATTGGTGTTGGGTAAGCATTGGGAGCTGATGGTTGAGCCACAACATCTACGGTAATAATATCAAATTCTGATACGTTCCCTGATGCCTCGTCTACGTTGCCTGATCCTCTGGATGATACGCCTAATTTTACGCCTGATTGTAACATTGTTTCTACTAATTTTCCCATTGGTGTTGGGAGAATCTTTAATTTACCATATCCGTTATGGCCTTCCATCCACATGCTTGTAATCATGTGAGATACTCTATCTAAATTGATTTTGAGATCTTCTGGATGGTCAACCTCGCCGAGGACACTTGAGCCCCCGGCAACTTGGTCGGATACTTTTTGTACTGCTTTACTAATTTCGAAAGTAGGATACACTCTCTGGTTTGCATTTTTAACGTTACCTTGAATGCAAATGCCTTTCATGTACAAGTCCTTACCTTCATTACTTGATTCAACCACAACTTGTGCTTGATCAAATGTTAAGTGTTCTGATAGTACTTGCATTATCCTATTTCCTTACTTTGTAGCAACTGGTGACTTATCAGTTGACGCAGTGTCTGTCTGTGGTGCTGGAGCTTTTTCAGTTGAAACTTTATTAATTCCACCTGCATTTTTAAAAGATCCGCCCATAGGTTTTGCTGTGTCACCTGTTAGTGCTTTTCCAACGCCGCCTTTTTCTTCGCCGCCTTGGTCCATTTTTACTGGAGATGCATTATTAACTGGTTTGTTCTTAGAAGCAACTACTGATTTTTTTGAATCAGCCGTTGTTTCTTTGCCCATTTTTTCTGCACCATGACCGTCTTTCACCATGTTTGCATATTCTTTAACGATAGTGTCAGCATCTTTTGGTTCTGCGTCTTCGAAAGGATTTACTGATTCTTCAGCACCCTCATCGTCATCGCTGTCCATCATTTTAGCAAACTCAGCTTTTAGAGCGTCAAGTTCTTTTTCTAATGGCTCGAACATTTCTTCAGCTTCAGGATCTGCATCGCCGTCATCGTCCATGTCATTGTCCATGTCAGCCATGTCGTCGCCTTCTGCTTCTGCTTCGATATCTGATATTAAATCGTCTGTAGCGTCTCCGCCGATTTCTTCAATGGTTTCTTCAGCTGATTCGTCAGTTTCTTCTGACTCGTCTACTTCGTCTTCCATTTTTTTCTTTTTCTTTTTCTTGTCGCCGTGCATATCTTCGTCGACGTCATCATCTTGTGCTTCGTCTACTTCAGTAGTTTCAGCATCTTCATCTTTGTCCGATGCTTCTTCAACTTCTTCAGCAGATTCTACTGTGTCCTCTGTTGCTTCTTCGTCAGCAAGGATTCCTTCATAAATTTGTCTTGATTTCTCAACAACTATTTCATGAAATACTTTTTCAGCTTCATCCTTTTGCTCATTCACAAGCAAGTCCAGGAGTTTTTCAAATTTAGACATGATTGTCTCCTTTGGTTGGTTGTTAGGTGTTGTATTTAAGGTTGTAAGGAGTTAAGACCTTTTTAAGAGGCTCATTTTGACATTTTTTGAAGATGTTCTTCAAATATACTATAATTTATGTCAATCCAATTGGACTTTTGTGCTAGTTTATTAGGTGATGTCTGATTATCTAGCACTACATGGTAAAATTTTGCATCTGGATGATTCTTGGTATTAGTCTCCATTTGATTCTGCCAGTTGCCAAAATAGGTTCTACTAGAGTTTGCTTTGCGGTACCTTTCTTGCCCTTTATACATGTTGTTCAATTTGTCACCCTTTTTCTCATCAACTTCCCCTGAAGAAGTTATGCCAAAAAAATCCATGCCAAGGATGTATAATGTTTTGAATCGTTTGTATTCAAGTGCTATTCTTGTTGCTGTTGGGCCTGATGACCAGCCCCAGTCTTTTGCTATTCTTTTAATCCTTGGATCTTTAACTCCGCCTCGCGGATAACTCCAGTGTTCAAGTTTAGCTGGCACATTTCTTTCGCTCAACCATTTGACCGTAGCGATATCCACACTGACCAACATGTCAGGCCAAAAATCTTCTACCACAGGCAACACATTCATTCCAATGATGTATCCTTTGCCTTTGAGTTTGTTAAGATCGAATTCACGTCTTGATTCACCGTTGGCTATTAAAAAACACACTTCGCCTTCAGGCTTGTATGCAGTGTCTTTGGGTGGTATAGGTTCTGATTTTGGTATGTCTGCTTTGTAAGATTTTTTTGTTATTTTTTCCAGTTCTGCAAGAGTTTTTTTAGGATCTTTGAGTTGTTCAGGATTGAGCCATGCAGATATCTCACCTGTCTTGCCATACAAGGATACAGTTTTTTCTCCACGAACAGCCGCCTGTGCTGATGCGAGTCTCCATTGTGCTCTTCTTCCTGCCATTGATGTAGATTAATTAGTACTAGGCTACTTCAGCTGAGTCGCCAACTGATCCACCGTACATTTTTTGATACAGTTCCATAGCCTTGACCTTTTCTTGTCTGCGTGACTGCATGTGATGTCTAAGTTGATTCAGCATTTCTAGTGTGAGTTTGGATTTTCTTGTATCGCTCTTTTCGTACACAGTGATGTCCATATCACTGTTGTATCTGTCTTGATCTAATTCTGTGAAAAACTCAAATAGTTGCATGACAGTATTTACCTAGATCTCAATATCATCATCGTCGTCTCCGAGTTCGCCTTCTTCTTCGCCTGGTCCAGGACCAGTTGGTGCTTCATCGGGTTGAGTTTGATCTGATATGTCTGTGTTGAGATCGCCGCCAGTGACACCTACATTACGTAGATCTTCACCTTTCACAGCATCATCCATTGACTCACCTTTTTCTTCTGCCCACATCTCCATGTTTTTAGCAAGTTCTTGTTCACTCAATCCTAAGAATCGCTGTAGAGCAAATCTTTTACTCAAATATGGCACTTGCTCTATCTGTGTGAATGCTTGTACACGTTGATTGTCTAATTCAATCTGTCTGTATGCGGCAAAGTTTTGTGGCGGTGTAAGTTTTACATCAAACAATGATGTGTCTATGTTGATGCCTCTTTGTTTAAGGAACAACTTGAACTCATGATTGATTGGTGGAATTACAATGTCCTGCAATCTTTCACAATACTTGTTGAACCTTAATTCTTGAATGTATGCTGTGCCTACTCTGCCATCTGAGTATTGTGGGTTGGCGCCATCATCTGGACCTGTTGGCAAATAAGCACTTGGAATTCTCAAAGCACGATACAGTTTGTTAGTGAAGTATCTTAAATCATCAATTTCGCCTAGGTTTGTGCCACCTGGCAATGTTTCCACTTTAGATCCTCTGCCTTCTGCTGTTTGTGGGAAGAAATAATCTTCGTTTATGCTTAACGGGTTGTATGTGGCATCCACTGAATTCTGTCCACCGCTCACAGATGGAATACGTCTTTGGTGAATTTCGTTTTTAACTCTTTCAACAAAACCCATGGCCATATGTGTTGGCATGTTGCCCACATCAATATAGAACACTCTACGTTCAGGTGCTCTGTGTACTCTGTATATGATGATGGCATCTTCTAGCATTTCTTTCTGTTTGAATGTTTTGAACACAGTTTCCAGTATGGATGTACCAAACGGGAAGTTTGCATCAAGTCCTTCTGACATGCTCATATGAGTAACATGATTGGCATCAATTGCATATTGATTCTGTGTGCTTTCGAATCTACCTGCACCGCCTGTGCCATATGTGCCTGGTCCTGAATATGCTCCTCCTGACTTGCCATATCCTTGATCCATTATAGCAGAAGCACCCGGTGATGAATATGTGATGTTGGCCGCTACCTGTGAAGCAGACAATGATTCTAAGTTCAAGTTCAAATCTTTGAACACATACTGTTCTGGTTGTTTGCCTTTGGATTCATTCACAATAATCTTTTCACATTTTGTGGCAGCCACATGAATCAACTGTTGTGTTTCAGGATCTCTGATAAAAAATGAATCACCATACTTTAATGTGTTACGGAACATGCGGAACATTCTTCTGCTCCAATCATTCAATGATGTGAATTGCTTGATTGCATCATTCAAAATCATTGCTTCTGATTCTGTTGGTTCTGTTTTGTACTGTATGGTGAAGGGTGTTTTTGTTTTTTCGTTGTTCTGTGTGCAGAATTCTGCAATGATATCCAATGCCGCATTCACTTCTGAATCTTGATCCATTGAATCATATTGATAGTAACGTTCTTGTCTGTTTGGATGTCCTGTGTACACTTCTGGCAGATATGAAGTGTAGTTTCTTTTGCCCATCATTGCACCACCGTTGGCAGTGTTGGTACCACTCACTGGTGACATTGAACCGTCTGGTTGTACAAGATTAAAATATTTTTTCCATGCCATATGTTGTATTATACCTGATTTTGTTCCTTATTGCAACTATTTACTTTTTTTCCATTAGGCCTGGGTGGATTACTGTATGGAGTTTTTTGATATTTTTATTGACATCAATCAATAAGTCATTAGTAGTTGTCATGTCTACTTTATCATTATACCCTAGTGGGTCATTTGTGTATCCACTATTCTCTACTACCTTTTTCATATTGTCATCATATTCTTTGATCTGATTAGGTGTCATGTCATCACCTGCACTGTTAACTCTCCTTTCGCTTACTCCACTTGCTATTAATTCCTTCTTGGCTTCATTGACACGGAATTCATTCATAAACCCAGCATTCATCAAACCGTTTTCAGCGGCTCCTGCCATATTCTGTAGTTCATCTAAAGACAAATCGTTATTGCTATTGTTTTTCCTGTACTCATTCGGGCCTACATAGTTGGGATCAATCATCCTTATTGCATCATTCATTGTGTCTATCAGTCCATCGATTGCAACATCAAGCAAATCAAGGTTGTTGACTGCTCCAAACAAACCTGCTTGAAACGATCCCACAGCATCTTCCACTTTCACTGCATTCAACAATATGGCAATTGTCTTGTCATCTGTAATGCCTTCTTCTCTAAGTCTTTCTTCAGTTAATTTGCCTGTCCTAGCTAAATCTTCTGCTGTTTTAAGTTGCGACTCATGTGCTGTATTGAAGGCTGCCTGAGCGTCACCGAGATCAGTGAAACTTTCGTCTAACACGTCGTTGATATTTTTCAACTGTATTGACGATGCTCTACCTTGCATGATGAAATCCGCCACTGCTTGGAAGGCAGGATCAATCATGGCAAGTTTTGCTAGGAACAATCCGTTGCCGTCTTCAATTGCATTCTGCCCCAATTGGATTGTGTCTGCCACTGCTTTGCTTGAACTGACATTGCCGCTTTTGATACCTTCAATATTGTTTTCCAGTGTTTCTCTCAACCCTGGTATAGTTGCTATCAGTCTTGCTGACTCCTCATTTGTCACTGTGCCAAATGCAATAATCTGTTTCACAGCATCACCTATTGGTCCCGGCAATCCTGCCACAAACGTGGTCAACTCTGCCCCCTCTTCTCCCATGCCTGCTATAGCTGCCTGGAAGGCAGAATCGGCCACAGCTGCCATTTGTGCCGCACGTTGTTCTTTGATGTTCTTGCCGGTCAATTCAGCAATAATTCTTTCATTCTTGGAACGTTTCAACAATTCATTATTCAACTGCTTTTCACCGCCTGTCATCAATGCAGAGTTCAATCTGTTTGTTGTAACAAAATCAGTGAACTCTTCAGCAATCGCAGTTGAATTCATACCCAGCATCCGTAACCCCATGCCTACTTCAGAGTTTTGATCAGTTAAAGCTTTTAAACGAGTGGCGAAAGTGGCTGCCGCGTTGTTGATTGTTCCACCAAATATTCTCAACCCATCAGCATTTTCCATCACCAAATTTCCAAACGTTTCTATACTGATGTTGGCTCTAAGTGCTGTTTCAAGAGTTCCTCCTAAACCTTGAGGACCGCTCAGTCTCAAACCTGTGTCTGCTAATTTTTGGAATGATTCTTGTTGAAGTTGCATGAATGCTAATCTTAACTTCATCATTTCTCCGGTGGTTTCAGCTGCCGCTGTCAGCAACCCACCCAATATAGGAATCATTGATGTAAATTTTGTGATTTGGTCAACACCAAAATCCACTACCGAATTCAAAGATTCAAAACTGCCATCCATTGTGGCCATCGACTTTATCAAACCCATTGTACCAGTAATTGTGTTGCCTAGCAAATTGAAACCAGTTTCCAAAGCTGTAAGAGCAGGATTCATTTTGTACAAAGACTTACCAAATGCTTTTACATCTTTGCCCGCTCCTTTTGTGGCTCCGGCCATTGCCTTGGCTCCACCGGCAGCGGCACCACCGCCAGCAGTACGACCACCCAGTGCTCTTACCAATTCTTGTAGAGTTTCTTCAGATGCAAATCCCTGATCAGGGACCTTGACCGATATGTCTTCTATGTTAATCTCTTTAAATCCAGCCATTTTATACGCACATAAATATTGTTATAGTAAGTATTTATGGAGTATAAAACATGACCAATCCACAGAACCCATTAGCTAAGTTCTTTAGGCAACCAGCAATATACACAACTTTACCATCTGGTGGCGATTGGTATCCGCAAGGAGCATTGGTGTTTGACAATGAGAAAGAACTTGCTGTGTATCCAATGACTGCAAAAGATGAAATGACCATGAACACACCTGATGCACTGCTCAACGGAGAATCCACAGTGAATGTTATCCGATCATGTGTGCCAGGCATACAAGATCCGTGGATGATGCCGGTGTTGGATTTAGACTCTGTAATGATTGCCATCAGAATTGCAACTTATGGACACATGATGGATATAACTGTTACTGTTCCTAATACCGAAGATAAAGTGACCTACAATGTCGATCTGCGTACAGCAGGAGACAAAATTGATAAAACAAAATTTGATGGATATGTGCCTGCCAAAGATGTTTCATTCAAAATCAAACCAATGAGTTATAGACAACTTACCAATTTGCAATTACGCACTTTTGAGCAACAAAGAATTATTTCACAAGTGATTGATACCAATGAATTAAATGCATCACAAAAACAGGAAAAATTTGCAGAGATATTTGGCCATATGACTGATTTGACTCTAGCAAACATGAAAGAATCTATACTTGAAGTGACCGCAGATGGCCAGACCATCACTGATCGTGTGTACATCGAAGAATTTGTAGACAACATGGATGGAGCTACTGCAGACTTGATTAAGAAAAGATTAGATGCACAAAAAGGAATCGGCAAAATACAGCCTATCACAATAACTCCAACCAAAGAACAGATAGAAAAAGGAGCACCTAAAAGTTTTGAACAACCTATCTCCATGGATAACTCCAATTTTTTCGTATCAAGATCCTAACTCTCTCGCCTTCTGAACTGGAAGAATATTTCAAAGAACTAGAAAACACAAACAAAAATTTCAAGAATGATCTGATCAAACTGTGTTGGTACATGCGTGGATCGTTGGACTATAATACAGCATTTTTGCTAGGACCTGACGATAGATCCATGATGGCTGAACTTGTAAAAGACAACATAGAGCTTACTAAGACTACAAAAATGCCTTTACTATAAATATTGATATGAAACTATTAGACCTATTTGAATATGATCCCAGAGTTGGTGCCGCACTAGGCAGAGCCGCACAAGGTATTGGGCAAGCTGGAGATACACTAAAGGGACCCATTCCACTCACAGCAAAATTGCAAGACATGGAAACCATGTTGAATGATTTCAACAAAAAACTTAATGCAAAGTTGAATGATAATCCTGACATAGCAGTGGCTCCATTTTTTGCTGATTGGGCCGAAGAAGTGGGCAAAAAGGCAGGTATCAAAAGTTTTGGCTTGAATGTTGAACCAGACAAAATTGTGCAAAATGGAAAACCCAACTCTAAATATGTGCGTGGATTGTTGTCGCAAATGATTGATCAGATCAACGCCAAAGAAAAAGAGTTCAAAAATAAAGGCCTAAAAGGTGGCGGGTTCGGCAAACAGTTTGCCAAGAAGAAACAAAATTTTTAATACTACAACTTAATAGGGAACACAGTTAATATAGCTACTACTATGAAGAACGACTTTGCTCCTGTTCCCAAACATGCGGTGTTGAACACTGAACAACGCAGAAACAAAACCAACTATGTGCTACAAAAGATGTTGATGACACATTCTCCCAAAGAGTGTGCAAATTTGCTGTTTGACTTTTTTGAAAAACACACAGATCTAAGACGTGCGGATATAACATTGAATGATTTTATGAGTGAGTATGATGCTCACAAAGTGGACGACAAGTAAAGATTGACTACGTCAATCGCTCTTCGTTTGCACTCGAGCATTTTAAAATGCCGTTGCTTGATGTAGATTGTTAAGTCAGTATCCACCTGTTGCCAGGTGAATGTTTTTCTTGATGTGAGTCGCACAGCCAAGCATCCAGAGACATTGTTGCAACGGAGGATTATACCAACCTATGGTCTCGCTTTTTTTACACTACGCGGTGGTAAACGTAGATACCGTATGAATATTAGACGTCAAGCGATTCGCCGCTGTTGTTACAGAGTAGTTCGCTGTGTTCGGAGACGTTATGTTGCCTAAGATTTTTTTTGAAGTGCCTTGATTGCCTTGCACAACTATATTATACCGACCTAAGATTTACTGTCGTCGATCTGATCCGGAAAGTCTCTATATAGAAAATGTTGTATGGTTTCACCATCAACCAATTGATTGAAGTTGACATGTTTTTCGTCAATACTTTTTTCGTTGCGTAACACAGAAGTCATTGCGTCATCCAGTTGTTGCATGTTTTCAAATTCCATCATCACATGAAACTCTGGAAGATCCATAGAACGAAATCCCAGTTTGGCTCTGGTCAATCTGTAACTTTGCATTTTTCCTAGACTCACCATGCCATCTAGAAATGCTCTCATCTTGTCAGCAAATTCATATGAATCCACTTCAGGATGGTGATCTGCAAAAATGTGATAGATATCCATATACAGGATACTTACACATGAAAATTTGGTATGAACATTTATTTGGCAAACTGGATCAACAAGACATACAATTTATGAGAGTGTGGGCAGACGTACATCCCCAGGAATCAGACGAAGCATTGGCACAAGGTTTTATACAATTAGAAGATGCATGGCAACAAGTTCGTGTAGTGAGAATCAACATAGAAAAATTTATCAAAAAAGCAAAGAAACCAAAAACTGACCCTGACATAATTGCTGAAAAAATTTATGGTCTGGAAGCAAAATTAATGATGCCTCAATTGATGCCTGTATATGAAGCATATCTTGATCATCACGGATATACCATGTTGGAACCAAACCCACTAGAAGACATTGGCCATGCAGACACTGTGTGGTTGTACAGATTGAAAAATGATCTAATAGGATTTTCCATTTGGACCACTTACAGCAAAAGTTTAGACAACTGGCAAATGGCATGGAACTATGCTGACTTCAAACTGCAACTGGGCAAATACAGTCTGTGGCACGAAATACATCATGCACATGAACTAGGTTATGAATGGTTCTATCTAGGAGCCAGTTACGATAAATCTTGCAAATGGAAAGCATCCATACCTGGATTTGAATGGTGGAACGGGAAAGACTGGAGTGACGACACAGATACTTACAAAGAGGCTATTCAAAAGGATATTGATTTCAAGATCCAATTGTAAATTTTTTATAAGTACAATTAAGAAGGAAACCATGTGTTTCCTTTTCTTGTGAAACACGTATTGCAAATAGTTTGCAATAGCAAAAAGGAGACTGTATGTATTGGTTTATGAGTATAATGTATGTGTATGCCGGATTTATTACAATTACAGATTTGCCGATTCAATTCGATACATTGGCAACATGCGAAGATTATATCTATGAAAACAAAGTAGAAATAGTCAAAACATTTATAGATGAACCTGGTCTAACAGGTTTTGAATTTTTTTGTGAGATAAGTTATGATTAAAGAAGCACTAATAAAAAAACTAGAAGGCGATATAGAAGTTGCCAAAGTAGATCTTAATATTTTTTTAGAAAAGCAGATAGGTGTTGCAGAACATATTGATTATGTTGCCACTGCTGAAAAGAAATTGGATGTACTTGCAACAGCTATGGACAAATTAGAAGCATTGAAGTCTATTTCTTAAAACGCCAATTGACTACATCATCTAAATTCTCTTTTGACCACTTGTCGTAGTATTCTCCACCTCTAAGCATCTCTGAGTGTTTGTTTATCTTGCTCAAACGTTGAATCACAACAAGAATTAAACCGCCATGGTTCATTTGTACGCCGTCAATCTCTTCGGGATCCATTGGATGATCTTCCAAGGCAACTAAATCTTTCGATTTGTATTTGTCATTTAATTCTGTAATTTGAGCCGATACCATTTCTGCACTGTTATATTGACGGGCCACGTTTTCACGTGCCACAATAATGGCTTCAAAGTCATCGTTCCATGTTTCAAACACTTGTTCAGCAGTCTGCCAAATATCAGGCGGATTGCCGGCATGCAAAGGTGCTTGTACAATTTTGATCTTGTCTTGCACTCGATATTGCCGTGCATAAGGACATGGAGGCATGTTACCAAATGATGGATGTGGTACTTCTACAAACTTTTCCATCCACTGGAGAATACTATCGATTACTGGTTGTGTGGCATCATGCATATAGTATATAATAAAATAAAGCATGACAAAAGTCAATTGGACATATCAAGGAGAACCAGTAGAAGCATTACCTGACGGTGTAGTAGGGTTTGTGTATCTCATAACCAACACCACCACAGGTCGAATGTATGTGGGTAAAAAATTAGCCAAATTCAAAAGATCAAGGCCACCACTCAAAGGCAGGAAAAACAAACGCAGGCACACAGTAGAAAGTGACTGGCAAGACTATTATGGTTCAAGTGACTTGCTAACAGAAGATGTGAACAAACTAGGCAAAGAACAATTCAAAAGAGAAATAATTCATCTATGCAAATCCAAAGGCGAATGCAATTATCTTGAAGCAAAAGAACAGTTTGCTAGAGGTGTGCTGGAATCAGATGATTACTACAACGGTCACATAAGAGTGAGAGTACATGGGTCCATTATCAAAAAATGATGCAGACACTTGGTTTGCAAATCATACAATTTCTAACATAAAAGTATTTCCAAACAAAGATGTTGTGCAACATTTAAGATACGCACTAGAACAGGTCACAACAAAAAACTTGTTTTTAGAGTTTGGCGTGAGAGATAGAAACACTTTCAATGTGATCAAAGAATATGCGGACGTGGTGCATGGGTTCGACTCGTGGACTGGATTGCCGTGGCCATTGCAACTTGCAAGATTGGTAGAACCAGAAAAGACTGGGCCGCATCTTGCCGCTAAAACTATTCCAGAATCAGACGACACACAAATATTTTGGAGTGGATTGTTTGAAAACACATTGCCAGACTTTGTTGCTCAACACAACCAACCAATAAGTTTTTTGCATATAGATTCCAACTACTATAAATCAGCACAACAAATTTTGAAAGCATTGGATGACAACATTACAAATGACACTATAATAGTGTTTGGACAGTTTCATGCTTTTGAGAAGGCCGATTTAGCAAAATGGGAAAATGTTTGGAATCATGAATTATTAGCTTGTAAAGAATGGGGCCGTGACATACAGTTTTTTTCACGCAATCAATTCTTACAAGTGGCAGGAAAAGTAAATGAATAAAAAAATGTTATTTTATAAATCGATTATCTGGCAACTGATTGGCATGTTTTGGATATCTATATTATCCTATATATGGTTTGGTGACTTGATTCGATCTTTAAGTTTTACTCTTGTAGTTGTTGTGGTGAGTATTTTTGTTTATGTAATTTATGAAATGATATGGGAAAAGTTCACAAAAAAATGAAAGCATTTGTATTATTTTTAAGAGAAGTTGAAAGCACACATCAGCCAGCTATTGATGCAATGGTCAGTGCCAAAGCACATGGACTGGACGCTGAGATGTTTGAAGGGTACACACCTTCACGTGCTGATGAATATATCAAACGAGAAAATTTGAAACCATATTTTCCTGGACCAAAGTTGTACAAAATAAAATGGAATAAAGGTGGTGTCAGAGGATGCATGATTTCACATTTAGAAATGTGGAAAAAATGTGTTGAACTGGACGAAACAGTGGTCATACTTGAACATGATTCTATTGTGGTATCAGACTCATACAAAACACCGTTTGATCAATTACTGCATTTGGACAAACATCGGTTTGTAGAACCTGATCCTGATCTAGGACAAGAACCTAGCATAGAAAAACTAGAGCACTATCGCAAAGGACAACAACAATTACAAGGCACATACGGATATGTGATCAAACCAAAAACTGCTGAACGGTTAATACGTGGAGCATATGAAGAAGGTCTCACTGCCGCTGACATGTTTGTGAAAGATCTGTACTGTAACATACAAGTAGTGACTCCAAGAGCAGTCAAAGTGAACAATCAAGAATCATTAACATCCAACAGAAACTTCTATATATAGACATATGCACATTACACTCACAGGATCACATGGTTTTATAGGCACACATTTACGCAATCATCTAGAAGCAAATGGTCACACAGTGGACTGTTGGGATCTGTTAATAAACAAAGACATTGGCAACTTTGACATTGATCCAAAATCAAATCTTTGCATACATCTAGCCGCCAAAGCAGACATAAGAGAAAGTTTTAAAAATCCTGATTTGTATTGGAACGAAAATGTGGTCAAATGTAGAAAAGTGTTTGAGCAGTGTGATGAACATAACATCAGAGTAATTTACGCATCATCATCTGCTTGTTTAGAATGGCATAGAAATCCATATGCACTATCCAAGTATGTGGATGAATTCATGGCTCCTAAAAACTCAGTTGGTCTACGTTTTTCAACTGTGTGGGGAGATGGAGCAAGAGACACTATGCTGATATCAAAGATTAAGTTGGGCATAGTAAAATATGCAACAACGCACACTAGAGATTTTATCAATGTTGCAGATGTTGTAAATGCTATACAAACCATAATTGACAATCCAGAAGAAAAAGGTGTGTTTGAATGTGGTTGTGGAATTGCATTCAAAGTTGATCAACTGGTTGCAAAAAATGGCTTCGACGTGCCAGTCACAGACGGAGAAGATTTTGAATTAGAATCTAATGTTTTACCATCATCAAAATTGAGAGCTTTAGGTTGGGAACCAAAAGTAAATGTGATGGATACAAAACTTAGATGAAACTTCTAGAAGACGGTTATTATATTCCAGATGGTGACGATCCAGTTCATCATGTAGGCGGCAACGTCAAAGAACACGACAACAAAATTCATGAACAAGTATTGAAACTAACCCAAGGAAGATCGCACATGATAGATGTTGGCGGTAATGTTGGAAGATGGGCAAACTATTATGCTGACATCTTTGACCAAGTCACAGCATTTGAACCTGCTGATTACAATATTGAATGTTTCAAAATAAACACCCAAAGCAAATCAAATATCACACTGCATGAATATGGCCTAGCAGACAAACCAGGCAAAGGCAAACTTGCTGTGGCAATTGAGCAACATCTGGGATCAACAAGGGTATGGCCGGGTGACGAAGGTAATATTGTGTTGAAAACAATGGATGAACACAACTACGATAAAATAGATGTTTTGAAGATAGATGTAGAAGGACTTGAAATACCTGTGCTAAACGGAGCACGGAAAACTTTAGAGCGTTGTTCACCTGTGATTATAATAGAACGATGTGTGTTGAATTCGGAAGCATACGGATACACAAAGAACGACAGTCATGATTTGCTAGTAGAACTTGGATACAAAAGAGCAGTGAAAGTAACCAGAGACTGTATCTATGTTAAATGAATATCACGAAAGTCTATTACATTTGCCAACTGAGAATGGTGTCATAAAATCTGATATAAAAGGTTGGTTACAACCTGTAGAAGCACATTATCTGTATGAGTGTGCATACCGGTCACATAACATTTTGGAACTAGGTTCTTATCATGGTTTGTCGACAAGCATAATGGCCCAAGCAAAATACGACGCAGGCAATAAAGGTTCAATCACAACTTTAGATGTGTTTGAAGAAAACATTTTGCAAACAAAACAAAATATAAAAGTAGACGTCAATATAAATTATGTTACTGCTGATGCAATCAACTATGTGATGGAACTAAACAAAAAACCTTTACCTGAATTTTATGACTTAATTTTCATTGATGCAAATCATACCTACGAATGGATGAAACTATTGACCAAAAATATACACATTCTTTCAGATGGAAAAATGTTGTTTCATGATTTTTTCCACAGAGCAACTGGAGTCAAACAAGCAGTTGAAGAAATACTTGGTTCTCCTAATCAACAGGTTGCCTCAATAGGAGTGTACGAATGAAAATTTTAGTCACAGGCTCATTGGGTTTTGTGGGATCACATTTAGCAAAAAGATATTATAACCAAGGACACACAGTGATCGGCATAGACAACGGAGTAGGTGGATATGATGACAATCTTACAGAAGTGCAGACTCTTAGAATAGATTGTTGTGATCAAGGCAGTGTAGATCAATTGTTTGCACGAGAAAAATTTGATCTGGTAATACATGCGGCCTGCACAGCATATGAAGGACTAAGTGTGGTATCTCCTGTGCTTGTAACAAGAAACACATTTGACGCTACTGTAAATGTGCTTAGTGCATCCATAAAGCATAAGATTGGACGTTTTGTATACATGAGTTCCATGGCTAGATATGGCAAACAAAAACCACCTTTTACAGAAACTATGACACCAGCACCAGAAGACCCGTACGGCATAGCCAAAGTGGCCGCTGAAGATACAGTAAAATGTTTGTGTGATGTTAATGGCATCGAATGGAGTATTGTTGTGCCACACAATATCTATGGTCCTAATCAAGTGTATGATGATCCGTTTAGAAATGTTGTGTCTATATTTTTGCACAGGAACCTGCAAGGAAAACCATGCATAATATATGGTGATGGAGAACAAATGAGATGTTTTTCTTACATCGATGACACACTGCAAGTGTTTGATAAAATTTGTTTCGATGCCGAAGCAGTCGGTGAAACTTTTAACTTGGGTCCAGATGAAGATTACATCACAATAAATGAACTGGCAAATTTGACAGCAAATGCAACAGGGTTCAACGGTGAACATGAGTACATGCCAGGCAGACCCAAAGAAGTAAAATATGCTACCTGCTCATCGGACAAAATACGCAAATACTTCAACTACGAAACCAAAGTTTCTATTGCAGAAGGCATACAAAATACGTTACAATACATTAGAACAAGAGGCATAAGAAAGTTCAACTACTCTTTGCCTATAGAAATTGATAACGAACACACACCAGCAACATGGACAAAGAAACTAATATAACAATTTGTTGCCCCAGCAGAGGACGACCAGACCTTGCAAAAAGAATGGAGCAGTCTGCATATGACACTGCCAAATGGCCAGATAAAATAAAAGTGAAATTTTATTTGAACAATGACGATCCTGCATTGCCACAATACAAACAACAAAAATTACGTGATGCTGAAATAGGAATAGACAGAAGCACAGTGATGAGCTGGAATGTGTTGGCAGAATCTGAACAAAGCAAAATGTACAAAATGGTAGGTGATGACGCAGAGTTTGTGACACCACAGTGGGACAGAATATTCTTAGAGCAGTTGGAAAAATATCCTGATGGCATATTTGCAATCGGCACTGCCACAGGCAAACAACACGGCCTTGATCATCAGACATGTCCACACCCTACTATTGCCAGACCATGGCGTGATGCACTTGGTTATTTTTGGCCACCACAATTTCATCATTGGTTTTTAGATGCATACACAAAAGATCTTGCCGTGGCTGTAGATAGATATATTTTTCTCAAAGACGTAATGATCAAAGTAAAAAAAATTACAGAAGATGCAACAGCACAAAGAATCAGAACTGACTCTGTACATCATAGAGACAAATGGTTGTATGAGAAAACAAAACAATGTTTCTTCCCGGATGATGTAAAAAGACTCAAAGAGGCTATGCAATGAATCTAGCAGTGTTTGGAGACAGTTGGCCCGTTGGCACTGAACTAAAACAAGGTGAATTGCCGTTTGGAGACTTGTTGCACAAAAAACTAGGCACTGAAAGATATTTCAACCAAGCACAACAAGGCAGTACAATTGATTCATTGGTATTACAGTTGGATAGATTCATGAAACAAAAAATACAAGATTGTATCTGCGTATTCTTTATAACCAATCCAGCACGATATCTTTATTTTGAAAATGGTAATGAAAAAATATTGAGACCAACTGGCGATAAAAGTGCTTTGACAAAATTTTATTTTGGTGAGGTTCAATCAGATGAATTAGATTACCACAAAGCAAATATATCAATACTGGCACTGCAAAAAATGTGCAATTATTTCAATTACAAAGATTATTACATAGAAGGTTGGACCAATATAGATTGGAAATATATCGGAATCGACAAAACAAAATTTATACCACAAAGTGCAACTGAAATGTTCGGTGCAGAAACAAACACAAAAACATTAGAACTTGCAAAGTTTCAAAACAATCCATTTATAAGTCCTAACAAATATCATCCAAATCAAAAAGGACATGAATTAATTGCAGAAAACTTGTATAATTTTATCAACTAATATATAATACACTTATATGACGACTTTTACTGTAACCACCACATGGGGATCAAAGCACTGGAACGTGTATGGACAACGATGTGTTGAATCCATACTTCAGCATTGGCCATCTGATGTAAAGAAGATATTTTATCCAGATGATGTTGCACAATCTGTACCAGCACCTAACACAGAATATTACACTTTGCAAGAGACACAACCCAAGTTGCAAGAATTTATTAACAGAAATAAAGACAATAATTTTATTAAAGAAAAAATGGCAAAGCCTTTGAGATCAGCATTTGAGTATGATGCTGTAAGATTTTCCTGGAAAGTGTTTTGCATGATAGATGCGGCAAGCAGATGTGATACTGATAGATTAATCTTTGTAGATGCTGACACAGTCACATACAAGGACATACCTACAAGTTGGCTGGATCATATTGCTCCAGCAGATAAATTTTCAACATTTCTAGGTAGACCCAAAAAAGGATTTTCCGAGACAGGATTTATTACATTCAATCTTGCACTGCCCCATGCAAAAAAATTCTTTTCGCGTTGGCAAGAATATTATGATCAAGACTTGTGGAAAAATTTAAAAGGTTTTACAGACTCATTCACGTATGATGCGGCACGATTAGATACAACACCAAGATACTTAGACAACGATTTGAATGATGGTAGATTTTTAGGGTACAGAGGATCAAAACATCCATTTGTTAATTCAGAATTAGGAGAATACATGGACCATTTGAAGGGTGATAGAAAAGATGCAAAGAATAGCAAAGACTCGCTCAAAGTAAAATGGGACCATGAGCATTGGCAATGAAGATAGCAGTATTCAAAGACACAGCCGCACAAGCAGGAAAACCTGTCATGGATGCATTTATAGAATCAATCAAAGATGAAGACTATGTTGTATGCACAAACGATCAACGACCTGAAGTAGATGTAATAGTCATATGGTCAGTGCTACTTCACATGTATGGCAGGAAACCCATATATGACTATTACAAAGACAAAGCAAAAATACTTGTGATTGAAGTTGGCGGACTATTGAGAAACCAAACATGGCGAATGGGTATAGGAGGAATCAACAGTGTGGCTGATTTTGCTACAGATGATGTTGACCATGTAGATGATTCACGTGTAAGAAAACTTGGTATTACTATGCAACCATGGCGTAGGATAGGTGAAGGTGGTCCTATTATTATTTGTTTGCAAAATACAAAATCAGAAGCATGGACCGGTGGACCTCTAGAGGTATGGTTACAAGACACATTAGAACATGTACGATCACAGAGTCATAGACCAATACTAGTGCGACAACATCCTAGACATAAATCAAACATCAAATTGCTTTTGACAAAATTTCCTAATGTGCAAGAAGACACACCAAACTTTATAAAGGGCGATATTGTTGATTTCAAAAATAAATTAGACAATGCGTATTGTGTGATCAATTACAATTCTAATCCTGCTGTCGAAGCTGTGTTGGCCGGCGTACCTGTAATGGTTCATGAAAGTTCGTTGTGCCGAGAAGTAGGCAACCCGCTTAACGGTGATATAAATGTGTTGAAACAGTTTGACAGACAGCACTGGTTGAACAAATTAAGTTACAGTGAATGGTTTGTAGACGAAATTAAAAAAGGGATTCCATGGAGAAGACTGCGTAAAAGATTAGCAGACGGTCTCACAGGACAATGGTCACATATATGATAAAGAGTTTTGTTTGTGTATGCACAGGGAACAAGTATCCACCAAGTTATGTGAATACACTATACAATATGGTTAAAAGAAATTCAACTGATGTGCGATTTCATGTGATTACAGATTCAAACAAAATAGGATATGATCCCAACATTAAACAAATTGTTATTGCACCATTATACAAGTCCTGGTGGAATAAAGTGCATATGTTTAGAGATGACATAGGGTTAGAAGGCACAGTAATTTTTATGGATCTGGATGTTGTAATACTGAAAAATATAGATCACCTGTGGGAGTTTGAAGGTGATGCTTTTGTGATCATACAAGACTTCAACAGATGCAGAATCAAAGATTATCAAGTGCGTAATTCATCTGTGATGAAATTTTTTGCAGGCAATGAAGTTGACATGTGGCACAAGTTCAAAAACAATCCAACAAAAATACAAAGCTCATACCAAGGAGATCAAAACTATGTGACTGCAGAACGTCCGCACTCTTGCATGTGGCCACATGATTGGATAATGAGTTACAAATGGGAAATAGGTTTAATGAAGGAAGATCAAAGGCGCCCTAACGACAAAATACGTAATGCATCGATTCCTAATGATTGTTGTGTAGCTGTGTTTCACGGCAAACCTGATCCGGGCGATATAAAACATGATCCAACAATAATGGAGCACTGGCGATGAGTGAAGATGATATCTATATAAGAGTCGATGAACCTGACACAGAATTTACCACAGAAGAATGGAATAACCACAGAGAGATTCCAACTAACGAACAAGCAGTAAAAGACGGCAAATTATTTGTGAAACGTTTGTTGATCAGTCAATTAAAAGCAGAACAAGAAGGCAGGCCATATTGGCTAGGATTTGCCAGAGCCAAAAAGAATGACGGCAAAGGAGACAAGTATGAAACTTTGTCTCAGGTCAAAACAATAATGGATGAAGTCATAACAAACAACAGCACATACACAAAAAATACATTAATGAAACATGTGCGAGACAATTTTCAAGGCAATGCACACATCAAAGATGTAGGCAAAGTTGTGCCAAAAATAATCAAAGAACAATTGACAGGAGCCGGCAAATGGGAATCTGTTACCAAGAAAAGATACATCAGGTTAAGACAGAAAGGATAAATTAGTATATGTCATTATTTGAATTTCACAGTTATGGTATGCCAACAGGAGAAGTATTCATACCAACACACGATGAAGAAGGACCTCCGTTTGAAGGTCACAACATAGATCAATACATAGGTGATCGCAAAGTTGTGCTGGTTGGAATTCCTGGAGCATTTACACCAGGTTGTACAGAAAAACATATGCCTGGTTTTATCAAGCATGAAAGAGCATTGTACAAGAAAGGAATACAGGAAATTATCTGTATGAGTATGAATGATCCATTTGTGATGATTGCATTTGATGATTATATGAATCATGAAGGTTCAGAGATTACAATGGCCGCTGATCCATTTGGCGAAGTTTCTGAACAAATAGGATTAGCAACAGACATGGGTGTACTTGGAAATCGTTGCAAACGTTTTGCGGCAATAATAGAAGACGGCCAAGTCACAACAATGTTTGTAGACGAAAAAGACATAGATCAATCAACAGCGGAAAATATTTTAAAAAATTTATAATGGCACTTAGTGAATACAAAGGTGAAGAGATAATCGCCAAAATCATAATCAAGGGTGGTAAGAAAACTGAAGAACGTGTGTACATGCCACGCACTGTAAACAACGATCCTGCAGGCAAAGATGCTTATATCATAGGCAATGGTCCATCAAGAATAGGATTTGATCTATACAAATTACCACAAGACTCTTATGGATGTAATGCTGTGTACAGAGATTATGAACCTGATTTTTTAATTGTTGTTGACCGAAGAATGTATACAGAGATAAAAGATTCAGAATACTTAGAAAAAAACATTGTATACACCAACCATTTTAATATGACTAGACTGGGAGGCAGTAGTCATTTGATACCTGAGAATCCACACATGGGAGCAGGCACCACCGCCATGCATATTGCAATACATGATGGACATACAAATTTAATATGTTTAGGTTTTGATTGTGCAGAAGACGGTCCAAATTTAAATGTGTATACTGGAACTAATGCTTATGACAGTGCGGAAACAGTGGTGCACCAAACAGTATGGGGCAGACAAATTACACAATTTATTAGAGAGCATTCAGATATACAATGGACTTTTGTAGAAGGTAATATTCCTAGTGACATATCGACATTGGACAATGTTTCTACAATGACTTATGAACAACTGAACAACAAATGCACAGCAACTTCCAATTAGTATACAATCACAAAATTGATTTTGATATTTTCCATGATGTGTCTCCTACATCTGTTACTATAAAATTTAATAATACCATAGTGCATCAAAAAGCATATGCACCAGGAGACAAAACAAATGAAGTAGTGCATTTTGAACATGCTGTACCTGATGGTGGTAAGAATGTTATTTGTATAGATTATGATGGTGGCAAAGAAAGTGAACACAGATATCTAAAAATAAACAGCATAGATGTTCAAGGATATAAACTTGATATATTGCACAATTATTATGATCCAAAAATTAATCAAGATTGGTGGCAAACTTTGTCAGACAAAGAACAAAAAAAATATCAAGAAGTTATACATGTCAACAACAATGCACATTTTGGTTGGTTCGGCCAAATCATATATGAATATTTTAGTGGTGCAGATAAATCAAAACAATATTTGTGTGAAGAAGCAGAACAAGAAAGAATTGCTTGGCTCAAGACTCCCTTTATATTCGAAGACAAAGACAAAATAAAATATCAATGGTCTAGAAATGAAAATTAAAATACATAATCATTACGAAAAACTTAAAAGTTGTATGTTAGGCAACGTTGATTTTAGTGTGTTGTCTCAAATGGATGAATACAAAAAAACAAAACTTCAAGTGATGCTTGAACGTGCAGAAGTCGATCTTGATAAAATACAAAATAAATTAGAAACATTAGGTGTAAAAATATTTCGTCCAAAAAGTTTAAACTGTGATAAAAAACTAGTCACACCATACTTTGATACCATAGGGCATAGAATTCCTTTGAATCCTGCAGATAATTTTTTTGTTGTAGACAACACAATAATAGAAACAGCAAGTTGGACCAAGGAAGCATCTTTTACTGGCATGTATTGGAGAGACATAATGCGTTCTGCACTGGCAGAAGGCAACAATTGGCTGACTATGCCAATGCCTTTGCATGATGTGAATGAAATAGATCTTATGGATCAAGATATACCAAATTTAGATCCTATCATCGATGGTCCTTGTTTGTACATTCATGATGATTATGTTTTTGTCAGCATGGTGGGGGCCAGCAACGACTTAGGTTACGAATGGATGAAAAATATTTTGCCAGGTAAAAAATTTATTGAAATGGATCCTACAAAATTTGCAGGGCACCTAGACTGTCACTTCAACATATTGCGACCCGGAGTAGTTGCAACGTTTCATGCCAAAGAAGATTTTCCCGCTTACTTTGACAATTGGTCATTTATTCAGGTTGATCATGTTACGCAACCAACAGAATTCATAGACAGCAGATTGCAAGATGATGACCAAGAAAATTCTGTGTTAGCAGTGAATAGTTTGAGCATAGATCAGTCTACAATTTTAATGACAGACACATCAAAAAAACTACAAAAAAACTTCATACAAAATTTAGAACAGCACAATTTTGATATAGAATTTGTGAATTTTGAGCATAGCCATTTCTTTGGATCTGGATTGACCTGTATTACACTGCCATTACACCGCGAAGATTAGTGTCTTGACAATGTCAGTGCAATAAGTTACAATTAATTAAATACACATATAATATGAGCAAACCAACAAACATTAAAGTAGGCTGGAAAGACATCAATATAGACTATGTAAAAGCCTCATTCAAAAAAGACAACACAGATTGTTACGGCCAATATTTGAATAGAGAAAACAAGATAGAATTGCAGGAAGAAATTGCAGGTGATGATCTTGCTAACACATTATTGCACGAAGTTATACATGCTATTGTGTATCATTCATCATTAAATCAACCAGGTGGTCCGCTCAAAGATGAAGATGCAGAAGAACAAACAACCAACTCTCTTTCCAATTGGTTGATCGGAGTGTTCAAAGACAATCCGTGGTTTTTAGACTTTCTCAAAACAAATATTGGAAAAACCACCAAATCAAAAAAATAAAATGAAAATTACAGCCGTTGATTCAGCTGAAGATTTATTCTTAGTCGAAGAAATGTTCACACAAGAATTATTGCTTGATCTATCAATTGATAATATCAATTGGCAGGTGCAAGGACAACAAGAAAATTTTCCACGTGGAGTAATTGATGCAAACACTTGTCCTTCTTCACATTCGTTTTACAAAATGGCAGAATATCTAAATGGGGAATATATTGAAACATACTTTACTAAGTTTTTTGAACGAGATACATTATTACATGTTCCACGTATATGGTATGACGAACCTGGATTTGCAATGAAAGAACATATTGATGGTGATGAAAATCCCAGACCAGATGTTGCTTTGCAAATATATCTAGGAAAAAATGAAGGACAATCCGGCACAACATTTTACCACATGGACCGATCTGAACGTTATAATTTTGACTACAACTTTAACACAGGGTATTTGATGCAAAATAATAAGTCTCAATTACACGGAGTAAAACCTAATTCATCTGCTCACACAAGATTATCTCTGTATGTGGGTATGGATTTCCTCAACTAGATCAAGCACTTACAACTGGTTGACGCATTTGGAAAAATACCATATAATAGTATTATTAATAACCAACTATAAAGGTAACAACAAATGACAAACGCACAATTAGTATTAGATAAAATACAAGAAACTATATGTACTGAAGGAACCACATATGCAGGACGTTCAGGCACATTCAAATTTATCACAGGAAAAACAACTGCTGAAGGAACAATCAACGGTGTAGTAAAGAAAATGCACACAGAAGAAGATGCTTCAGTCACTTGGAAAACTGCTGGTTCATTCAAAGTATTAGTAGACGGCACTGTTACAAGATTCACAGGTATTGCAACAAAGACTACTAACCAAATCACTGCTGATGTACAAGCACAAGCAGACGTAGTTGCTCAAGAGCAAGTGAATGAAGAAATTGCTATCGCAGTTTAGATTATCCGATCTACGGATATCAAATGCAGAACAGATGGTCCTGACCGCAAAGACCGAATGGCAGACACGGTTTTGGACCAATGTTCGAGAGTCACTGGTACGAAAACATTTAAGCAACTATCGTTGACTGATCACAGGTTTCCAATTATAATAAACGGATGCCGCACTGTAATATAGTCATAAAAGATGAAGTAAATGTAAAACTAGAGGGACTAGATCTAGTCACTAGACGTAAACTTACCAACACATTCAAATATGAAATCCCAGGAGCAAGGTATATGCCTGCTGTCAGACTGGGCAGATGGGATGGCACTGTGTCATTCTTTTCACAAGGTGGTCTCACATATGTAAATTTGTTAGATGAGATCATGCCCATACTAGAACAAATGAATTACACATTTGATTTGCAAGATGAAAGAGAACATTATGATTTAAAGTTTGAACCAGTAAACACAAACACTTTCGAACATGTCAAGTGGCCAGCAGGACACAACAACGCAGGCGAATCAATTCAACTGCGTGATCATCAAGTGGAAGTAATCAATAACTTTGTAAACAATCCACAATGTTTACAGGAAGTGGCAACTGCGGCTGGTAAAACAATTATCACGGCGGCACTGAGTAAACTGATTGAACCATATGGTAGAAGTATTGTGATTGTGCCAAACAAATCTTTGGTTACACAAACCGAAGAAGATTATATCAACATGGGATTAGATGTAGGTGTATACTTTGGTGACAGAAAACAAATTGGACATACACACACTATTGCAACATGGCAGTCATTGAACATCCTAGAAAAGAAAAGACAGAATGCAGAAGACAATCTGATAGAAGAATTCAAACGTGATCTAGTATGTGTCATAGTGGATGAGGTTCATATGGCCAAAGCAGATGTGCTGAGAAGACTGTTGAGCAACGTCTTTGGATTTGTGCCCATACGTTGGGGATTGACAGGAACTATACCAAAGAAAGATTATGAATTCAAATCACTGCATGTGTCACTGGGTGATGTGATCAACAAGGTCAGTGCCAAAGAATTACAAGACAAAGGTCTACTAGCAAATCTCAATATAGAAATCATGCAAATGGTGGACTTTGTAGAATACAAGAATTACAGAGAAGAACAAACACATCTTGTGACTAAACAACACAGAATCGATTACATAGGAAAACTGGTAGAGCAAATGGCCAAGAGTGGTAACACACTGGTTCTCATAGACAGAATCAAAACAGGTGAACTGTTGCAACAAGCAGTGCCAGATTCAACATTTGTCAGCGGTGCAACCAAGGCAGATGACAGAAAAGAAACATATGACGAAGTCAAAGAAAGTGAAGGCAAAGTCATAATTGCCACTTATGGTGTGGCGGCAGTAGGCATTAATTTGCCACGCATATTCAATCTTGTGTTGCTGGAACCAGGTAAATCTTTTGTGAGAGTGATACAGTCAATAGGTAGGGGCATACGTAAAGCCAAAGACAAAGACTTTGTGCAAGTGTGGGATATTTGTTCCACTGCAAAATTTTCTAAAAGACATTTGACTGAACGCAAAAAGTTCTATCGCGAAGCACAATATCCATTTAATATCACAAAGGTTGACTACCAACAACCATAAAGCATATAATAGTAATATATGCAAATACTAACAGTAGACAATGAATGCTTTGTACTGAATAAGATTCCGGATCAAGTGGATGAAGATTTAAGATTTTCTGTGTTAGACAATTCAGATCCCAACGAACCAGATTTTTTCTTTATGCCTTTGATTTATTTAGAATCATTTTCGTCACCATCAGTCACATTGAAAATTGCAAACAGTCTTATACAGATGCCGTTGGATTGGCACATACTGTTAGGTGACTCTGAAGTGGGCGAACTAGAAATTGTGCCACTGACATCATTGAACGACCGATCCTTTCAAGCATTTTGTTTCAACCCAATCAACGGACTATTACCAAAGTATCATGATGTGCAAATCACAAACATTTACAATGAAGTAGAATGGTTCTTTCCTAGAGTTAGAAACAATCAAATGATTGCTGTGCCATTAGACTTAGAACCAGAACCACAGTGTGCTTACTTTATCAAAGACATCAACAGAAACAATGACTCTGTACATTTGAACAAATTATTTTGGAATGGCCGCAATTAGTTACGACAATTTTTACAACGACACACCACTGATGATTATATCAGGTCCGTGCCAAATTGAATCACGTGATCATGCTATCATGATTGCTGAACATGTAAAAGAGGCCTGCGACAAACTGTCTGTGCCATTACTGTTCAAAGCAAGCTTCGACAAAGCCAACAGATCATCGATGAGTGGAAAACGTGGAATAGGCATGGATGAAGGATTGAGAATATTACAAACAATAAAAAAAGAATTAGATGTCTCAGTTACAACAGATATCCATTTGCCGGATCAAGCACAACCTGTTGCTGAAGTTGTAGATGTGTTACAAATTCCTGCCTTCTTGTGTAGACAAACAGATTTAATTGTTGCGGCCGCAAACACAGGCAAAATTGTCACAATTAAAAAAGGACAATTTCTTTCTTACACAGACACAAATAATATTTGTAGGAAAGTTGCTGAAGCAGGCAACAACCAAAGTGTGATTATTGAGAGAGGCACTTCTTTTGGATATGGAAACTTGATTGTGGACATGCGTGGATTTGAACACCATAAAAGGAATGATACTCCAATCATATTTGATGCTACTCATTCTGTTCAACATCCTGGTGGACAAGGACAATCATCAGGTGGTGACAGAACTATGGTTGAGCCTCTATGTATGAGTGCTGTGGCTCAATCTATCGCAGGAGTATTTTTAGAAGTACATGACGATCCAAACAATGCACCTTCAGATGGTCCAAATGCATTACATCTAGGAGACTTTCATGATTTGGTTGCAAAACTAAAAAATCTTGATCAGTTTGTAAAAGATGACTCAATCATATCTAATTAACAATCAAACAAAAACTGCTGTAATTCCTATCATGCGAAACGCATCATCAATGTTAGAATTTGTGTTGCAAAAAAATGGATTCACAATCTCTAAGGATAGATATCCAAAAGGAAATTTTACATACTATACAGTTTGGAGAAATCCATATGAAAGATTGATAAGTGTTCTGCAACGTGAACTGTGCGGAGTATATGATAATAATTTGAGCAGGGTACATGCGGCAATCGAAGATAAAATGAATTACTGGTCTAACAATCCACAATCAATGTTTGAGTTGGATCATGCTCTATCGCAATATGATACAGTTGTAGATATAGTGCCAGAGAAGGAAAAATTAATTGTGTATCCCTATGAAGCAATTGAATCAATGATGTTTGAAGCGACAGGAATTGTATTTGATAATCTTCCCAGACTAAATGTGTCTGCAGATTACCCTCCACCTGTAGTTGCGTTATGGCAAGGAGACACTGCTTACACACGTGAACCGTTATGGATGTCTGGATGGTGCAGAAACAAATATGAGAAAGATTATGAAATCTATGAACGACTTTTAAATTCTGAAACAGTTTCTATCATGGAAGAATATTGACTCTGTGCAACTTTACGCCATGCATAAAAATTGTGTTCTAATTTAGGCAAACACTGTTGATATAGATTTTGTAGATCAACTTGTAGCAACTGTTTGAGTCCTTTTCTAATTGCCATTTTTTGCCAATGATAAGATGGAAATGCTGGATCTAAAATTTCCACAGCAGGAAAGTTTAATTCTTTTTGAAAGTGTTCTAAGCCAAATGATTCAAGTAAGTCATATACGTTTTCATCACCATACAATACAAAAGGTCTAGAACCAATTATTGGTTTCAAAGTTTTTTCTGTGATCCAAGTCAGTCCACTTGGTTCATCTAAAGTTTCAGTCACAATATTTAAAAAATGATTGTTCCATATATCGATGTTGCCCAAAGAATAGATGTCGTTTGGATAATAATTTTTATCTTGCACATCAGGATTGTTATCTATACTTGCATCGCCTTCATGTGGCGGAATATTATCTTGCAATGAATGTTTTCCTTGAAGTGTTACAATTCCTGTCTTTGCACGTTCACTGTTCCATTCAGTCAACATTGTGTACATAGCATCTCGATTGTGTCGCCATTTTCCTTGATAACACAAAAACAAATGTTCAAAGGATTTAGGTTGCACATCCTCCCATGTGTACTGTACAAATTTATTATCACAAATATTCAACCAACTTGCTTTATAGTCTGACACCAACACACGATCATTGTTTTTATATTTTGAAACGTAATCGGCATATCCGCCGAAATCATCCCACCAATTCATAATGACTACTTTGTGATGATCATTGTTCAACCAACGTTCAATATTGTCTTGCACTTCTGCAGGATTTTGTGTCCAGGTGGTATCCACCAACAACGTCTTATCATCTACTATGTCATCATACACCTGTCTTACCATAGGATAAGATGCCCAATGAGTAGGATATTTGGATATTGCTAACATAGAAATTCCTGCACACGCGATATCATTTTATTGTGTTCATGTTGTGCATATGTAGTCCAGTTGTGAAAGTTGTGTTCTATTTTGGGCAACAGTTTTTCATACCAACTTTTTACATCGGTTGTAGATACCTCTTTCACTATATCTGCAATATGATATGCATGATATTTGTACCAAGGGTCTGGAGTATGACCAAAGTCCTCGTCAAAAATTTCAAATCCTATTTCTTGTAGATGCTTGGCTGTGTCTGGGTGTCCATACACAATAAACGGCCTACCTCCTATAATTGGTTTGAATGTTTTCTCTGTGATCCATACTGGTTCATATACTCCAACTTGGCTTTCAGATACAATATTCAAAAAATGTGAACGCCACAATGTCATGTCGCCCAATGAGTAGATATCAACTGTCTTTGGAAAATTAGGATCATCATTGCTTGGTTCCATATTGCTATTACCCCAAGTGTATTCTATTTTCTCTGTAAAATTTTTTTCTGTTCCATAAGATAACAATCCTTTAACTTTTGTGTCTTGCAACGCACGGTACAATTTTTTCCTCCATGGTTTTTCTTTGAATCCGTAACACATAAAATTATAATCAAAATTATTTGGTTGCACTTGATCCCATTCTACTGGTTGAAAATATTGTTCACAAGTTTTTAACAGCGGCCAAAGATAGTGCAGGACTAGTATATCGTTATGTTGATATATGTCGTTTCTAAACTCGCCACGTAACTCGTCTAACCAATTCATAACAACAACTTTGTGATTATTATCCAACGCCTGACTTACCAATTTTTCCATTTCTTTGTTCTCTCTCCACATAGTATCAATCACTGTTACTTTGTCGGATACAAATTCATTATATACTTGCGATACCAAATTCCATGTGGTATAATGTTGTGGATGATGAGAAATGATTGGCATAGGCAAGTAATTATGTTACAATAGTGTATGGCTGGTAAGTTTTTAGATATAAAACAAATGATGAGAGCAGTTGATACCAGAGATAAAAACTGGTTTCAGAATTTGTCAGAAGAAGATAAAAAATTATATTCACCATACATGACACTGAAATGGACTGCGTCAGTTGAACACAAAGATCGTGCTGTGCAAGAGTTTTATATCGAAGAAGCCAATTCGAATATCAATAAACATCTATGGACTCTTTCTAAAAATCATAAAGGATTGTTATGGAAACTGAGTGCCATGTGTGGATCAACTTTTGTGTTGTTTCACAAATGGATATATCCCAAAAAGAAAACAGGATCAACCAAATCCAAAATGAAAGAATTACAGGATCTTTATCCTAATGCCAAACAGGCAGATCTAGATGTTTTAGATGCAACCATGAGCACCAAAGATTTCACAGCACTCAAAAAAGAACACGGCATTACTTGACAACACAAATAACCAGTGTATAATAGTAGTAACCAATTATCCATAGGAGGTTAGTATGGCACCACACATAATAGAATTGATTGTACTTGCAATATCATTTTGTATGCTATTGTATCTTGTATATCTTCTAGGCAGAATAAGAGAAAATATAAGAATGTTGAGAATGCGTTTTTCACAGATGCAAGATGATCTTAGAAGTGTGTCTACAGACGTAGATCACCTGCGTAAGAAAATCTAAATACAATATGACTTATGTGGTGGATGACAAATGTATCATGTGCAAACACACAACCTGTGTGTCTGTGTGTCCTGTAGATTGTTTCTATGAAGGACCAAACATGCTGGTCATCCACCCAGATGAATGCATAGACTGTGGTGTATGTGAGCCTGAATGTCCTGAGGATGCAATCAAACCTGATTCAGACAGTATCATACACTGGACAAATATTAACAAAGAGTATGCTGACAAATGGACACAAATTACCGAAGAAAAAGAACCAATGGAGGGATATGAAGAAGCAAGTAAAATACCAGACAAGACAGATTTATTCGAGCCAGGCGATTGACAACTGTGGTATTTGTTGTATAATATAATTTTAACAAGGAGAGTAACATGAAAAAAGATATTAAAGAATCTTATGATGCTATTATGGACGACAAGGTAAATGCACTGAAAGATCTTCCGTTTCAAGTTAAATTTATGTCTATGCAAATACTAGCATGGATGTGGTCTGCTGTATTTGGGATATACATTATCGAAAGCATATATGCATTTGGTATATCTGCAATCGCACATGCATTGTTCATAACAATGACTGTACTGACAGCAATTTATTTCAAACAAGTACGCAGACAAAGGATAGACGGTATATTGACACGAGCACCTGGCGGCGAACATGAGTAATCAATTTGAATTTGATCTTGAGCCAGAAACAGAAAAAGATGTTATAGAAGCAAACGAAATTGTTTGGTCTGCTACATTAGATTGGATCAAAAAATATGACTCTATGATCATTGCGGCCAATATGCTCAATTCTGCATTAAGAATTTACAAAACAGAAATGTCCGATGAAGATTACAAATCCTTTTGTGCCACATTGTATGAAATGACTGACCTAGTTCAACCCATGCACTCGGGGAGTAAACATTGATTGCAAAATTAATATCATACTCGCAGGTAGGTGATCAAACATTTTTAGGCCTAAATAGTTTGAACAAAATGCCCATGGACTGTCAGGAACTGATTGCCTATTGTGCCAGAGTCAGTAATCCTGCAAACCAAATGAACAGTGACACTTCTGAAAAACTGATTAGGTATTTGATTAAACATCAACACTGGTCACCATTAGAAATGGTGTCTGCATGTTTGGAAATCAACACCACAAGAGACATAGCACATCAAATTGTGCGACACAGATCATTTTCCTTTCAAGAGTTTTCACAAAGATATGCAAACCCACAAGACATGGACGATACGTTTGAAGTGAGAGAAGCACGAATGCAAGATCCAACGAACAGACAGAATAGTATTGCAAGTGCTGATATGGATTTGCAGTTGTGGTGGGATGCAAAACAAAAACATGTCATAGAAGTTGCAAAAAACATTTACAATGAGGCACTAGAAAAAGGCATAGCAAAAGAACAAGCCAGAGCAGTGTTGCCAGAAGGATTAACCAAAACAAGATTGTATATGAATGGCACACTGAGAAGTTGGATACACTACATAGAATTACGTGGAGGGCATGGCACACAAAAAGAACACATGGATATTGCTCATGCTTGTGCTGAAGTGATTGCAAAAATATTTCCAATGGCTGAGGATTTGATAAGTGACTGATTGGTTAAACTATGCTGTGCCTCGCAAAGCAGTAGGTTTATACATCATGTACATTCTACAACAACAACTTTTTTTAATAGGATTTATGGTTTTGTTTACAGGAACATCACCGTCATTATTTTTACATCAAATTTTGTTTATATTAGGAGACTATTCATTTTACAAGAACATACACAAGATGTTAAAATAAGTTATGCCAACTTGCGAATATTGTAACAAACATTTCTCACGACAGTCCACTATGGATGTGCATATGTGCGAGCCAAAACGCAGATGGGCACAAAAAGACAACAAAGTCCATGTGTTGGCATTTGAAATATTTCGTAGATTTTATGAAATCAATTACAACAATCAAAAACCAAAAACATTTACAGACTTTGCACAATCACAGTATTACAGGGCATTTATAAAGACAGCAGAGTTTATCACAGCAAACACTCCTATCGAGATAGGTGCGTTTATTGATTGGCTTTGCACATCAAAAATAAGAGTTGACTCATGGGCCAAACAGGGTACTGTGGACACATACATCAAACAATTAATACGCACAGAGCCAGTACCTCAAGCACTAAACAGGACTATACTTGCAATGGATGAATGGGCACAACAAGAAAATGCAAGACTAGAAGACTTTTTCAAATATGTAAATTTGAATAGAGTCACGCAGATGATAGCAAATGGCAAAATATCACCATGGGTGATGTTGAACTGTGAGACAGGCAAAGACATGTTGACCATAATGCATGATGATCAGATAAAAATAATATATGAAATGATTGATCCGGAATGGTGGAAAAGAACATTCAAAAAACGTGATGAGGACAAGGATTTTGTGAGAAACACTTTGAGAGAAGCAGGAATAGAATGACTATAGACAAGAAGATAGATGAAATAAAAGAAGTAATGAATATATTTGAAGATCCACTAGATCGATATCGATACCTAATGGAAAAAGGAGAGCAGGCTGATCCTTTCAATGAAGAATATAGACTGCCAGAATTTAAAGTTTCAGGCTGTATTAGTCAAGTTTGGTTAGTACCAGAGTTCAAGAATGGAATAATTAAATTTCATTCAGATTCAGATGCACAGATTACAAAAGGAGTAGTCACGTTATTCAGTTACATTTATGGCGGACACACACCAGATGAGATAACAGCAAATGAAAGAGATTTGACCGAAGAACTAAACTTTGGCAACATACTTTCGGTCAACCGTCGCAACGGGGCATACAGTATGTTGCTGAAAATAAAGGAGTACGCAAAATCATGCAAAACTTAATAGACAACATTATACAGTGGCACAAAGATCGAAATTTGATCGAAGGTAGCACTGACAAAGACCAAGTGTTAAAACTTGTACAAGAATTGGGTGAACTGAGTGACAATGTTTGCAAAAACAATCATCCTATGCTGATAGCTGATGATCTAGGCGATATGATGGTAGTGATGTTGAACATCATGCACAGAAACAATCTTACTGTAGATGTGTGTTTACAGAAAGCATACGATTCTATAAAACACAGAACAGGCAAAATGGTTGATGGAATATTTGTCAAAGAAGAAGGAATTACGGACCCAATGCCAAAAGGAATGGGAGGCAAAAAGAATTAGCATGGCAAAGAAAAAATATTTTACCATACATCATGTTGACACATATCGTGAATTGTTTAAGACAGACGACCCAATCGAACTGGTGCATTGGTTCAACGACGAGTCAGTAAATATCGAACTACACGAAATGTGGGTTGCATATGATGGTAAGTTTCATGGTGCAGAATTTATAAAGGAAAAATTTGTGGAACGTAAAAGAATAGATGCGGCCGCAAAATATCAGGAGCAAAAAAATGGCAATTAAAGATGGTACCCATTTGCCAACAAAAAAATTTAGAGAAAACTATGATTCTATATTTAGAAAAAAAATTTCAACCGACGATTTGAATAAATTATCTCCTGACACAACAAAACAATTCTTAGAAGGTATGGGCAGAAAGAAATGAAATATTTGTTCATATTGATTATTATCTTATTTTTGTTTGTGATTCTCATCAATCAACAAATACAGATAAATGAATTGTATGATATGTTTTATGACCTGCAGAGTATCTTCGTATTAGACGAGTCTATTGAAATACAATACTATGATTATTGATGAACAAGCATTACCAGAAGGTGGTCCATTATTTTCTGGATATCAAAACCAAGACATTATAATTTCACCTAGGCACTTTGATCCTATTGCTAGTGACAATGCAGAAGAGGCAAAACAGCACTATGATCGACTGTCTGAACTACTGCATAGCAATCGATTGTTTGTGGCGCCATTTTGTGACGCTTGTTTAATCTATAGACGTCTTAAACACGCAAACGATCTAGGAGCCAAGATACTAGAACACAAAAATTTATTTTGGTACACTGACGGTTTTCTACAAGAAGAGGTACACAAGTGCGTTGATCAATCTTATGCAATACCAAGCAATTTTGTTGCAGAGTTTTCGGGTAAGATTATTGTTCCGCAAAAACCAAACACAAGCGAATCGCGATATGTGTGTCTAATGAACAACCATAGAGATCACAGGGACCAAACCTTATTGAATCTGCATCATCGATGGTTACTCAATCGAGGTAATGTGGTTTATCATCAACGTACATTTGATGTGCCTGGATTAATAGAACAAGATTTATTTGCTGATACTAGAGAAGTAGATAAAGAAACATACAAGGGTCATATCACAGACACACCACTATACAACGATATAATGATAGAACTGGTCAGTGAAGCGTTCATTAATAATTTAATTTTTATCACAGAAAAATCCATACGTCCAATGACTGTTGGAATTCCAGCTATCTATGTTGCTGGATACAAATACGTTCAAGCACTGAGAGACTGTGGATTCAAAGTTTATGATGATGTTATCAATCATCAATATGATAACGAACCAGATGACATAATAAGAATTAACAAGGCAATTATTCAACTTCAATCTACACTAGACAGTCATACTCCACAGCAGTTTTATGATGCAACCATCCAAGATACGTTGCACAATCAAAAACTATTGCAAGACAAATATCTTAACAAAACTGCGGATGCTTTTATAAAACGTTGGCTGGAAGAGATAAAAACTAAGCACCAAATCTCCTAGTGTATTAAATACACACATAATGGAACACCAAGCAATACAACATAAACATATTATTGTAAGAGCAGAATGCAACAATCCTCCGATGTGGCCAGACGATGCAGTGGCATGGTGGAATCAATTGGTCAAAGATATAGGGATGAAAAAACTAGATGTAGAACACAATCCAATCTGTGGGTATGTAGACACACCTGGCAATTCAGGACTGACCATTGCAGGCATTATTGAAACAAGTCATATTGCTATGCACGTATGGGACGAATTAGATCCTGCACTTATACAGTTAGACGTATACACTTGTTCATCTTTGGACACCAAAGTTGTAATGAAAGCATTAGAAGAATTCGACCCTGTAGGTATAGAAACCAAATTGTTAGATAGAGAGTATGCACTCGACGACAACACTTGATAACGGATTAGGAATATTATCACGTGAAGAATATGTGCCTAAAGGCTGTGGGTATCGACAACATTACAAGTATGAAATAAAGTTAAACACCTGGGGCGTAGGTGGTGACAGAGTCGAGTGGTTAAAAAGTAATTGCACAGGAAAATTTGGTTGGCATTTTATTCCTAAACCAGATGTAAATCAACAATATGACTTTTACGAAAATCAAATTGCAGTAGTAACATTTGAACATCAGTCTGATGCAACACTGTTCATGTTAGTATACGGCGACGATTGACATTACCACAATAACAATTTATAATACAACTATGCCTGATATAGATATCGATGTAGCAGATAGAAATGAGTTGTTGCAACATGTGAAGCACACTCGAGCAACTATCATTGATGACAAAGGCACTAAGCCTCACAACACAGGCGTATATTTTACAGAAGCACCACGTATACCAGGCACCGACCAGTGTTCAATTGATTACAAAGTTATGGACCAATTAGGATACTTCAAAATTGATGTTCTCAATGTAAACTTGTATTCACAAATTAAATCACGTGATCATCTGCAAGAACTGTTCGATCGTGAGCCACCATGGCACAGGCTTGATGATAAAACTTTTGTGGATCAATTGTTTCATCTCAATGGTCACAGCAATACAGTGGCTAAACTGATGCCTGCCAATCTAGAACAACTTGCGGCAACTCTTGCAGTAATACGTCCAGCCAAATATCATTTGATACAGAAGACATGGCCAGAAATACTGGAAGAGGTATGGGTCAAACCGAAAGACGGCAGTTATTTCTTTAAGAAGGCTCATGCATTTGGGTATGCTGGAGCAGTTGTGGTCAATATGAATTTACTTGACTCTGCGTACTAGCTGAATAGTTTTGCGTCTGATTCTTTTGTCTTTTGTTAGATCAGTTAGACGTGTCACAGGCCCGAAAGATACAGAACAATCTTTGGCTGAAAAGGTTTTCAACGCATTTTTAAATTTGCCGAAATCCTTACCAATAAAAATGTTGATAGGCAATTTTCTATTGCTTTCCCACCACCATGTTTGCCCGAACTGTAAGAAGTCCTCTATCAAGGATTTTGGCACTGAGTCCACACAATATATGCTCAACACTTTAGGATCAGCATTTTGTATGATCCCAACTTGTTCTATTTTTCCAACTTGCACCAAGGATAGAAATGGGTAATTTTCTTTAATTTCTTCTACATTCAACTTCATTGTAGGTAATTACCAGACAAGTTCACACAGAGCAAACAGTCTGGCCTATAAATACTACAAATGCTATGCAATATGTTACTGGATACATTCTCGACAATCAAATTGATGTGCAAATGCACACAGACGGCCTCGAACGGAGACATGAAAAAGTGTACGAAAGACCTATAAAATTATACAGAGAATTTGACAATTCATTTACTATCGTGGTCAAAAATCAAGATCAGAAGAAACAGTTTGTGAATGATGCTTCGTGTGAACTACAAATATCAGATGAAGATAATAAACTTGTGGTCACTGTTGCTGGTGTTGTGCAAGATGATGGTTCTAGTACAGCAACCAAAGGACATATCAAGTTTACAATCACAGAGTCAAACATGTTAGATCTTGATGGCACATTCTATACAGGTGCATTAAGATTTACCGGCAATGACTCAACTGTGCAAATACTGTATGCTGACACAAGATTTGATGCTGGCATAAACTTTGAAGTGGTAAAAGGTGTATCACCAGAATTTACAGCATCACAAGAAATTAATACATTTACTGCAATCGATGATGAGTTTTCTTCCACATCGGTAAATGCAAATCCAAACCAAAATTCAAATGATGGCTTGCACACGGCGGCATACTATTTGACTAATTTTACAGGCTCAATCAAAATAATGGCCACTATGTCAGCAGGTGCCTCGTATGGTACTGATGACAAAAAAGCAGAATTCTTCCAAGTTGATCGACAAGACTACACTGAGCAATCAGGCATCAAGTATGTAAACTTTACAGGAGTTTTTGAACGTGTGGCTTTTGTAGTCCAGATGACAGATTCATCAACAGTGTTAGCAGGTGTAGATAAAATTCTATATAGATCATAATGCTGATTGCTTTACTTTTTTATTTGTTAATGGTCAAACATGCTCTGTGTGATTTCATGTTGCAAGGCAGACTGAAAGGTGGAGGCAACGAAAATAAATTACTTTCCAAAAAGAAAAATTTACATGCATTAGATCATGCTGTTGGAACATCGATAGTCATTTTAATTGTAATGAATATTTCACACGATATGAGTATGTTGACTCCATGGTTAGCTATTCCGTTTTTTGCAAGTATAGATTATGTTTTGCATTTGATAATCGACTGGCGAAAAAACATCATTACAAAAAAGTATGGACTTACAATTAGTGATAGAGCATTTTGGAAATTAACTGCTATTGATCAATGTTTTCATTACAGTTGTTATTTTTTATACTGTTGGTTATTTCTTAAGTACTGGTTGTAAACTTCCAATAATTGTTGTACAATAAAGTATGTCACAAAACAATTCAGACAACTCGGCTTTGCATACCGCAGAAGCAAACATCATGGATGCTCGTCTTAAGATTTCACAATTAGAATACAAACTGAAAAGGTTAGTTCCTGTGCTTGAAGAAATTGTGGAGATAGCAAATCTAGAGGGTGCAACAAAACTAACAACAGCAGTAGTTGTCAAACATAAAGTAGAACAAGCACAAACAATTATTAATGAGTGAATTTGTAAGTGATCCAATGTTTTGGATCAATAGTATATGTATAATTGCATCAGTGACGGCATTACATTTGATATCTGGTAAAACACCCAACGAACGCAATACCGGTTTTTGGATTACTATCTTTGCCCAACCATTGTTTTTTTATTTAGGCATGGTGACAGGAGCATGGAGTTTGATATTT